TTTGCATTAGAAACAAATTTCTTACCTATAACAATGACGTTTGGTATTACTGTGGTATGTTCTAATAATTTAGAAATGCTAAAAGTTACCGAAGCAATCATGTCAAAGCTATATAAGACAACTATGTATAGTGTAGATCTAGGTATGTTTAGAGTAGAATCCTCTATGGCAGTGCCAGAAGACTACTCACAGGATAGGCTTTTTGAATTTGGTCTGAATGACAAGAAAGAATTTAATGTTACATTTGATTTAGAAGTTAAATCATTTATGCCAGTATTTGAAGGAGGAATTCTATTAACCGAGGTTGTAGAAATGACCAAGCAGGCAATTGCAGCAGCTACCAGCGGTGGCGGCGGTGGCGGCGGTGGCGGCAGTACTGGTAGTTCTACTCCGCAAGGAATTGGGTTATTTAGAACCGGCCCCAATGGCGAGATTGGTATTCAATTTGGTGGAGTATTCCAGGAATTTAACTATACAATTGAGGACATTAAGAAATCTCCAGTTACATCAGAAGATTCTAATAGCGGTTATGTTAACCCAGATACTATCAAAACAGGAGGTCCTTATTTAGAAAATAATATTGACAGCGCACCTATAGTACCAGAGGCAAATGAAAGTAAAGAATATAGGAATGCGGATGATAATCAAGGATAAATTAACTTTGAGATCTTAGAATATATAAAACAAATCAAAGTACTTAAATATGAATAGTTCAGTCAATGAAGGACAAACTCAGGTTTATATGGATGGCGGTATTAATCCACAATACGGAGTTAATACTAATGCGCCTTATCTAAATAACCCTCCTAAGCAACTTATAGACATTATTAATGAATTCTATAGAAGTGGTAAATCAGATTCTCAGGTTTTAGCTATTTTAGTTGGAATGGGAACACCTCAACAATTAGCAATGTCTGGAATTAATGCTTATAAGGCTGGTATGAATATGTATACAACAGAAAATAACAATAAACAAAAAAATCATAACAAAATGAACTTTACACTTACGGAATTGTATGAAAATGTTATGAAGAGTATCAATGGCCTAAAAGAAATGGAATCTGATAATTCAAGAGTTTCTTATACTGCCAAAAATGCTCTCGGCATTTTAGAAAATTCATTAGGACAGTTTCCTATGAGATTTAAATCTGAGGATGTATCCGTTGTCAGCGAAGAAATTGAAAACAGTGTTAATCCAACACTTAAGTTTAAGATTGCTAAAAACTTACACAATGCATTATCTTCAGCAGCATGGCTTAATCCTGTTAAAGAATTAAGATCATACATCGCTAACACTTATGATAATGGTAAGTGGTCATATAAAATTGCTGAATCTATCGAAAGAAATTCTGCACAAAGAGGAAAGCTTTATGAAGGTCTTACTTCAGAATTGACTTCTCTTCTTTCAGAATCAGAAGATGGTTTAAAAACTAAATTAGGAATTGTTGCATCTAAGCACCCATGGTCAAATGATTGCAAAAATATTCTTAATGAAATGGCAGAAGCTGAACATAAGGCAACTGCAAATAACTCTGGAAAGATTACATCAATTCTTTCTCCTGTATTGGAAAACGAAAATGGTCTTACTTTCCACCTTCACGGAAAGAATTACAATTATAATGGTAAGGAAATCACCGAAACTAAAGTTGAGGATTCCAGATTCTTTGATGTTCTTGAAGGATTAAAGTTATTTAAGCACACTGGAGATTCTTTGGTAACATTCAGTGAAAACGGAAAAACTTTAGAATTTAATCTTACTGAAGGAACTCTTAAGCTAGGAGACATTGATTTAACTAACTCAAGCGTTATTGAATTAAAAGAATCTTTATTAGGAACTGGCTTCTTTGGTTACAGAGAGCAATGGAAAGTTGATCAAGTTTGCAGATTCTTTGAATCTGTTGATATGTTAGCAGAAATGGATAACTTTACAAATATTCAATCAACTGAGTTTTTGAATCTTTTCTTAACAATGATTGCTGTTGAAGAAGGTATCTGGGTTAATAAGGTTAACGGTGGAATGCAACTTAATGAAATGAATTTTATTCCTTCTGCTACTGAAGCCGTTAATGTTATTAAAGAATTCATTAATTATGATGCTTCTTCAATCTTATCCGAAAGATTAATTGCCGAAGGAAATGAAAAGGCGGCTAACGATAAGAAAAGAGCTGATATCAATGATAAGATTTCTTTTTTAGAAGAAAAGAAAACTAAGATTGCTGAAACTATGAAAAAGGTTGGAGAAACCGAAGAACTTAAAGAAGCTATGAATTTATTGGATTCTGAATTATCTAAGTTTGAGAAAGAACTCCAAGAAACCTTTTCTGTCGTTGAAAAAAAAACTAAAGATCAATATCTAGACGATGGATATGTTGAAGCCGAGGTTATTAAAACATCAGGCGGTCTTAGAAAAGGCGATGAAGTTTTGGTAAATGCAGAAGAATATACTTCTCTTGGTGATGATGATTTGTTAAATTCAATTAATCCTAAGACAGGAAAAACAACAATCATCAAAAAAGAAATTGTTAAGGTACAATTATAACCTCTCCACTATACTAAGAGCCGACAGAATAAACTGTCGGCTTTTTTTGTATATAATAATAAAATAATGTAGATTATGCCAAGGAAAAGAAATTATCTTAACAATAGAGACCTATTAGAAGAAATCATAAAATCCCAAGAACTGGATGAATTAACCCCAAAGGCATTAGAGTTCTTAATGCTCTTAGCCGATAAATGTTCAAGAAAACTAACCTACCGAGATCCTCAGGATAGAGAAGACTGTATCGCATATGCTTATATGGATCTTTATAGATACTGGAGAAACTTTAATCCAGAAAAAAGTACAAATGCATTTGCATATTTTACTGAAATAGCAAAAAGAGGATTTGCAAAAGGTTGGAATAAATTACACCCAAAGAAATATGCAGGAACCGTATCAATAGATGGGGGAACTGATAGTGAAGGAATTTATACAATCTAGTATAATACCAATGAGTATAAAAAAAGTTAAACCAACTCCAAAGTCAGGCTATAAGCAAGGTTATTATAAACCTCATAATCCTGAAAAGTATATGGGACCAGGTCCTATTATATACCGTAGTAGTTGGGAACGAAAATTTTGCCATTGGTGTGATCATAATGAAAATGTTATTAAGTGGATATCCGAACCTTTTGCAATTAAGTATTTTAATATCCTAGATAAAAAATTTCATAATTACTATCCGGATTTTTATGTAAAAATGAATAAGGATGGAATTCTTGAGGAATATGTAGTTGAGATTAAACCTAAGGCACAATTACAAAAACCAAAACCTCCTAAGAGAAAAACTGCAAAAGCAATGGCTAATTTCAAATATGGGTATGAAACCTATGTTAGAAATCTTTGTAAGACAGAAGCTCTTAATAAAGCAGCAGAGCAGAGAAAGTTTAAAGTTATGCTAATAACCGAGGATTCAAATTTATTTTAGTTATGATAGTTGGTAATTTTCAAGATGACTTAGATATTTACTTAGCCGAAAATAAAGGTAGAACTGGAGCTTCTAAAGCATCTACCAAAGACTTGGCAAAGGCAGGGCAAAAATCAAAAGGTGTTTTAGATCAAGGTAAAATGTATAGCTTTAGATATTTTACCGAGGATGAAACTTTTTATGATACCTACCCAATCGTTATTGGATTAGGAAAATCTATAGACGGCAATCAATTAGGTATTAACTTACATTACATTCCTTATGATGCAAGAATTCCATTCGTAAAAGATATTGTAAGATCTTTTGGTTCTATAATGGAAAGAGAATCAAATAAAGCAATAGGAAATCCTAATGCCCAAAGCTTTCTTGCTGATTTTAATTATGAAACTGTTAGTAGGTCATTAGGAAGGAAATACAATATTAAATATGCAATAAGGCAGTATAGATTAGATAGAATGAAAAAGCCAAGAGTATTAGGATATGAAGATTGGTATATTGGTACTGTTAATGATGATAACTTTTTCTTTGGTGGAACAATACTGAATGCGCAAGCATTATATTACAAGAATATATAAAACAACAAATAAATAAAGTATGGCAGGTTTTACTGACAGACGAGGTCCTCTTACAAATTCAAACCCAGTTAGAAAGATTTTAAAGGATTTATCTAACTTAGGGATGGCGTATGATGACATGATCATTCGTAATTCAAGAGCAGTTGGTTTTACTGAGAACCAAATAGGTTACACATTTAATCCTATGGGATCAGATGCAGATGATATCTATTCTGCGTTTGCTGCTCTATCCCTAACTGATACTAGTCTTAAAAAGAATATTTCATTCTTTGATAAAGATTATGAAAAGAAGAGAGATCAACTTAGAACTTTTGCAGTACAGGATGAGATTGAAGATATCTTGGATGTGCTAACCGATGAAGCTATTGTATTTGATGAAAGTAATTACTGTGCATATGCCGAGTTTAATGGTCATATAAGTAATTCAATAGAGGAAGAAATTGCTGATATTTATAATAACATCTACAATTACTTTGGATTTAACGATGCTATTCAACCTTGGAATTATTTCAGAAAGTGGTTAGTCGATGGCTTTCTTGCATTTGAAATAGTTTATAATGATAAACAAACGGAGATTATAGGATTTAAAGAATTAGACCCTATATCTCTAATGCCTGGAATTGATTCTGACACTGGAAAGAAACAATGGGTCCAATACAAAGGTGGTGGTGCTAAAGAAAGAAAGCTTTGGGATTCTCAAATTATTTACCTTTCATATTCTCAAGTCAATTCACCCCAAAGAATCTCTTATGTTGAAAGACTTATACGTTCTTTTAATCTTTTAAGAATCATGGAAACCACCAGAATTATCTGGGCTGTTTCAAATGCTTCATTTAAGACACAGTTTATTATCCCTGTTGGTGGTAAATCTAAAACAAGAGCAAAACAGTCTCTAGCACAGTTAATGAACTCATACCGTGAAGTAGTAGACTTTAATTACGAGAGTGGCGAAATTGCAACAAACGGTAAACCAATGATGCCATTCAATAAAGAGTATTGGTTACCTTCTAAAGATGGTGAATCTCCAGAGATTAGTACAATTGGTGGAGACGGTCCTGATTTAGGTGACACTGAATCTCTTAAGTATTTTTCTGATAAATTAAAATTGGCATCTAAGATTCCATTCTCAAGATTTGATAAAGAAGGCGGGGCTACTTATGATATGGATGCAAGCGGTATGATGAGAGATGAAATTAAATTTTCTAAGTTTATTGACCGCCTAAGATCAATGTGGCAGGAAATTCTTGTTAAACCTGTGTATCTTCAAATGTGCTTAAATCACCCTGAGCTTAAAAATGATATTGCATTTAAAGCTGGTTTAGGACTTAAATTCGTTAAGGATAACGTATTTGAAGAAATGAAAGAAATGGAACTCCAAACAAAAAGAGTTGATTTTATTGGAAATATGAAAACCCAATTAAGTACAATGGATGCTGAAATGAACGAAATACCATTCTTTGATTTAGGATTCCTTGTTAAGAGATATGGTGGATTTACTAGAGATGACCTTAAGGCTAATCAAAGAGCTAAAGATAGAAGCAAATTAGAGGAAGAAGGTTATAAAGAAGAAGATATTGAAAAAATCCTTTTAGGTGCCGATAAGGCAGATTTTAAACCTGAGAAAGATAGCGGTGGTGTTGAAGAGGATCCACTAGCTGGACTTGGATAAAAACTTTACAAAGATTGTAATATATAAATCAAATAATAATTAGAAAATGTCAGGAAAGAAGCTTTTAATTCTTGAAAGATCAACATCTAACCTAAATTATAAAACCGATGATGACGGTTCTATAGTTTTAGAGGGTGTATTTACCGAAATTGGAGTACGTAACAAGAATAACAGAATTTATGAGGAGAAAGAAGTTCTCCCTCATATTAATGAGCTTAAAGAAAAGGTTGCTTCTAGCAAACTTTTAGGCGAATTAGATCACCCAAAGGATTTTGATATTAGCCTATCTAATGTTTCTCATGTTGTTGAAGATTTAAGATATGATGAGAATAAAAAGCAAGTTCTAGGAAAGATCCGTTTATTAAATACTTCTAAGGGTAAAGAAGCTCAGGCTTTGGTTAAAGATGGAATTCCTTTGCATATTTCTAGTAGAGCTGCTGGAACGGTTGATGAAAGTGGAAAGGTAAAGATTAAGAAATTCTTTACTTATGACCTAGTTGCTGATCCTGGTTTTGAAAATGCTGAACTGTCACGAGTTAATGAATCTTATGGATTTGAAAACGATGGTTCTTTAATCATTTATGAAATGGAAGAAAATAAAACAGAAGATAAAAAAGATCTAACAATGGAAAATAATGAATTCGTAACCGTTGAGGATTTTCAAAAATACACAGAGTATGTTTCTGGCGTTTTGAATAATGTTAAGGAATCTGCCAACTCAAACAATAACGAATTGGTTGAGAAGCTTGTTAAGTATTCAGAACACATCGCAGAAAAAGTAAATCAATTGACTGATTATACTGAATACCTATCTGAAAATCTTGACAAAAACATTTCTTACTCTGACTATCTTGCAGAGAATGTTAACAAAATTAAAGATTACACGACCTATTTGGCTGAAGAATTAGATAATACAATTTCTTATGCTGAGCATGTTGCCGAAAGAGCCGACAAAGGTATTCAATATTCCAATTACTTAGGCGAAAGCTTAGAGAAAGGAATTGAGTATACTGAATATGTTGCTGAAAAGGTTGATCAAAATATTGCTTATTCTGAGTATCTTGCTGAAGGTTTAGATAAGAGCATTAAGTATTCTGAATACATTGCAGAAAATGTTAATTCAGTAGATGCCGCTCCTCTTAATGAATCTGCTGAGGTTGAAGAAACTGAAGAAGAAGCTGAAGTTGAGGTTGAAGAAACTAAATCTTATAAAGATTCAATTGAGGAGAAGTTAGAAAGATTAATTGCAAAAGCAGAAGCTAAGAATGTTTCTGAAATGCACTTTATGAACTTCCTTTCTGAGTCTAAGAAAAACGAATTTAATTCTCTTTCTGAAGAAAAGCAAACAGCAATCGTTGAATCAATGAATGCTAAACCAATCATGTCAACTGTTCAAGCTGAAAATGTTTGGGAATCTTGTTTTATTGAAAAGAGAAAAGAAATTAACTTTATTGATGATATGCCAGAAAAATTCCGCGCTAAGTGGGATAACCTTTCTGAGGCCCGTCAACAGCAAATCATTTCTGAGTCTAAGTTTCATTCATTAAATACTCCTTATGCAATTAATAATTTCTGGTCAACTAGAGATTTAAGATCTGCACAAGTTGAGACTCAAAATTTAAATGAAAGTAAAACTGCTGCTGAACAATCATCAGAAGCTAAGAAAACTCCGTTAGTAAATGAAGCTTATGCTGCTGATTTAATTAACAAAGTTAAATTCAATTTAGGAAGATAAAAACATAATCTAATAGCTAAGAAGCAAAAAGCTGAAGATTTGATTAAATAAAACGCGAAAAAATAATTTAAAAAATGTACGCAAATCAATTAATTAATGAGGCCGAAGTACAAAAGACTTGGGGACCTATTATTGAGGAGGCTACTGGCGTTACTGAAAAGTCTAAGTTATCTTGGATGTCTAAGTACTGTCACTACCACAACCTTAATGAGTCGGTTTACAATACTGTACACCTCAATCCAAACATGAACACTCAAGCTATGGGTGCTCCTGCATTCCCAGGTGATCCTGGAGCCATGAATGCATTCTCTACTCAGGCTGTAGGTTCTGGTGATAGACCTTTCTCTTTGTTGCCACTTGCTATGCAGGTTGCTGCTCAGACTGTTGGTCTTGACTTAGTACCTGTTGTACCTATGCAAGGTCCTATGGGAGTTCTTACTTACTTAGACTTTGTATACGGTGGAGGTAGAGTTAGCAATGCCGGTAATAAAGTTACTGACAGTGCACCTTTGATGATCAAAGCCCAATACACATTGGCATCTGGAGTTTCTGCTCTTGCTGTTGATGATTTGGTTTACGTTGGTAATGGAGCTAACGCTTCTTACGAATTAACCTATGTTGGTAAATCTCGTATCGACGGTTACGGAATCTTCCGTGTAAGAGGTAACAACGATGCTTCTACTACTACTTTTGCTCAAGGCGAGGAAGGTTACGAAGCAATCTATGAAGCTATCACGAGTACTACTAACTTGTATTCTGATGCTGCTCTTAGCACTGACATCGGTGACTGGGCTGATACTCCTGAATTGGTAAAAGCTTTGGAAGACCACATTCCTGGATTCTCTGGAAATGCCTTCGAAGCTAACAACCCATTATCTGGTGCTCCTGCATTCACTGAATCTATCGATTCTGTGAATCCATACGAAAGAGGTGTTGGAGAATCTACTCCTGATAACATCATGGGTCTTTCATTGTTCAACAAATCAGTTGCTGCTAAAACTTACCAAGTTGCCGCTGCTGTTACTCGTGAGCAAGTACAAGACCTTAAGCAGTTCGGAATCGACGCAGTTGCTCAAGTAGAAGCTGTATTGGTTAACGAATTGACTCAATCTATCAACAAGTACATCTTGGATCGTATCTTCCGTAATGGAGCTACTAACGCAAGCAATGTTTCTACTGTAGACGGATTGAATCTTTCTGCTTACTACGTTACTGCTGCTGCATCTACTACAGTTAACTTAGGACCTGGTAATTCTAGTAATACTGACATTACTTTAACTACTGCTGGTACTGTTGTTAGCGGTGGAGGTGAAACTCAAGGTACTTTACAACGTAGAGTTCTTACTAAGATCTTAGCTGCTTCTAACTTGATCGCTACTCGTGGTCGTAGAGGACCTGCTACTTTCGCAGTAACTTCTGGTGAAATTGCAACCGCTCTTCAAGATGTTGCTGGATTCGTTCCTTACCCATTATCAAATACAGTTAACCAAGCTGGTGGATCTCTCTACCCAATCGGTGCTGTTGCTGGTGTAACTATCTATGTTGATCCAAACATGGCTTGGACTGACTATAGAGTTGCTGTTGGACGTAAAGGTGACGGAAACTCTCCAGGATTGGTATTCATGCCTTACTTAATGGCTGAATCTGTTGAAACTATCGCTGAAGGAACTATGGCTCCTAAAATCGCGGTTAAATCTAGATTCGCTTTAGTAGACGCTGGATTCCACCCAGAAACTATGTACTACACATTAGGTTTCGCATTCGGTTCAGGTGTAAGCTTGATCTAATCAACCTAATAAAGTATATCTTTAGAAAGGTCCACTTCGGTGGACCTTTTTTTGTTTATTGCTCCAATATATAATACAACAGAAAAATAATACTTATCATGAAATTATTATCTTTTGAAGGATATAAAATGTTAAATGAATCTTCTAAAGCTTTTGAAGCTGATTTAGATAAAACATTAAACGAAAACATTGGAGCTGCATTAGGTAGCCCTATTAAATTTACCAAGATTAAAAATAATGCAAAGAAATACCAACAGGCTTTGGTTCAGATAGCAATTAATAATCTTGATTATGAAAAGAAAAAGGCTGCAGGTTCCGCTGATAAAAATCAACTTGATGTTCTTAAAGCTGCAAATGCTCAAAAGAATCAGGCGCTAAAAGATACTGCATCTGCTATTTCCGATAGAATGGATCAATTAGCATCAACGGACGGTCTAAAAAAGGTTGCCTCTATTGCTAAGAATAAATCAAGAATGGCTGCTGCTGAAACTGCACTTAAGACTGCTGACGGCGAAGAAGCAAAAGCACTTAAGTTAAAGATTAAAGGTCTTAACCAAAAGGTTGCCGCTGATCAACAGGAGCTATCGGATTATGAAAAGAAATCTGATAACAAGACAGGACCTGATAATACAAATCAACAAAACACCGATAACGTAAAGGTTGATGACGGTAAAGAAAAAGGTGGTAAAGAAGAAGTTGATCAGGCTAAAATAGATGCTGCTCAAAAAGAAGTAGATCAAGCTAAGGCTGAATTGGATATTATAATCGGTAATGATAATGCGAAGGAAGAAGATAAAATTGATTTTCAAATCGCATGGGCCAAAGCAGTGATGAAAAGAAATAAACTTGAAGGTAAGGATACTACAAAAGACTCCAAGGCAATAGGTGACTTGATGCAAAGGAAACAAGAATTAGCTGCAAAAGGAAAAGATGGAGAAGGTCAACCTGAAGGCGGAAAGAAAGACGGTGAAGGTCAACCTGAAGGCGGAAAGAAAGACGGTGGAACACCTCCACCACCCCCACCGCCACCTCCTAGTAAAAAGAAAGACGGTGGAACACCTCCACCACCTCCACCGCCACCTCCTGGTAAAAAGAAAGAAGATGAGGAAGAAGGCGAACCTAAGAAAAAGAAAGCCGGTAACGAATCTTATGTAAACGAATCGGTTTCTGCTAAGTTCAGAAGGCTGATGGAAAATAGATCTTAATGTATAAAGTTCGTAAAATTAACTTTGGATGGTATAGAAGGCGGCATGGTATTCTTTTGGAGAATCTGCCGCCTTCAAAGCAACGATTCTTGGTAGAGAATGACTATCTTAAATGGTTAGAGCCAGACCCACAGACGTATGAAATCATATTTAAAGTGGAGGATATGAATGACCATGAAAAGAATCCTAACAGAATCTTATGGAATCCATTTAGGGAAACTTTTACTAATGTAAAAGAATTAGAGGCTGATTCAAATCTTATCGATTGGAATTGTGCAGTATGTCGAGTTGATATTAAATGTAGAATGGATTCAAAGAACATTGAAAACTTTGTATGTAAAAAATGTTCTGAAGCACATAACCGACGAAATAAAAGGGTTGATCAAAGAATAATAGATTCGTCCATTAAATTTACAAAACACTGCAAATCTCTTCTAAAAGGTGAACAGAGGGAGTTTCTCACCTATGTTCGTAGATCATCTAAAGGTTAATGCTTTTTCATAATTAATCTTAGGAAAGCATTTGATGTTACTTATAGGAGATGCATTGTATACTTGTACTTTTTTCTCTTTTAACTTTTCTGCTAAAATTTCAAATCCTGGTAAAAACTGATCTCTGTATATTTTATCTGATGTCATAGGAACAGGATATCCATCATGATAATGTCCTTTTATTCCATCATTTTTCATATCATAGCCTAAAAGTATAATTCTTTTTGCTCCTAATAGATATGCTAAATTAATAGCAGCATAACCACTATTATTACCATGGGCCAATCTATCTCTTGCTTCTTCCAAACCAAATTTAACACCTCTTTTTAGTACTTTAACATCAGGTGCATATCCAGCATTACCTTTAATTGTATACTTTAATCCTTTAAAGCGATTAATTTCTTGAGTGTACCAACGATATACTCTTGAATCAGTCCAATAAACAACATCTGCATTAGGGTATGTAATTAATGCTTTATTAATTGCAATAGTCTTTTTTCCTTCAAGACCTTTCCAATTAAATCCGGCCAAACTAGGACCTCCGCCAATAATGTATACAGTTTCACCTGACCATATTGGATCAACCTTTCCATTATACATATTCTTATTATGCTGAGATTCCATATTTACTCTAGCTTCATTCCTAGTAACAATAGGAATATTATTTGGGTTAACTGTAACCTTTGTTACATTTTTATTTATGACTTTTGACCTAATAATATTCCCAGCCCTCTCTTCTTTTATGATAGGTATTCTCTTATCGGTTCCTGATAGCTTTCTAATCCTCCTCATTTACACATGGATTTTTTTATTTATTTTGTCTTAAACCTATTGGAGATTCTTCATATAAAAATAAATTCTACATATGCGGAACGTCCAAAATATTCTTTTAACTGAAAAGTACCGACCTAAAAATCTAGATGATCTTATTACACCAAAGAGAGTAGGTGATAAACTTGCTAAAGGTGTTTATCAACATTTACTTTTACATGGTAGTCCAGGTACAGGTAAAACATCAGCAGCAAAAGCGTTGGTGAAACATTTTAACCACCCTTATCTTTACATTAATGCATCAACTGATACATCGGTTGATATTGTTAGAAATCGTATTACTGATTTTTGCGCAAATCGTTCTATCATGGATGAACCTGGTAAAATGAAGGTTATTATTCTTGATGAGATTGACGGTGTATCTGACCAATTCTTTAAAGCCCTTCGTGCTACTATGGATCAGTTTAATGTTAATGCACGATTTATTGCAACGTGTAATTATATTAATAAAGTACCTGATCCAATTCAGTCAAGATTTGAAATGATTGATTTTGATTTTACTAAAGAAGAAGAAACTGAAATTATGAAAAGTTACATAATGAGAATTCTTCAGATATGTAAAGCAGAAGATCTTAAGATTGATAAACATGCAGCAGTGGAATTAGTAAAGCGTAAGTTCCCTGATCTTCGTAACATGCTTAATCAATTACAAGGATTTAAATCACAAGGAATAGAAACTGTCACTGTTGAGGATATTAAACAATTCAGTTCGGTTTATAAAGATGTATATGATCTTATCATTGATCAAACTGATCCTGTTAAAAACTATCAGTATATGTTATCAAACTATTCTAATAGGACTGATGATGTACTTTCTTCTCTAGGTGCTGAATTCATTCAATATATACAACAAGAGAGGCAATCATATACACAATTCATTCCTCAAATTATTGTAACCGTCTCTAAGTACCAATCACAAAGACAACAGGTAATTGATCCTGCAGTATCAATGCTTGCTTGTATCTACGAACTGCAATCAATATTAAATGGAGCATGACACCTGAATTTTTAGATCAATTAATTAAACTCTTTCCTAATAATTATGAATTAGGAAATGCAATTAGGGCCTTTTGGCATATGAAGAGAGATAAGCCTAATTTAAGTATTGTTGAATTAGAAAATGAATTTCTTAGAAACTTTCAGAATAGCATTTAACCTGTTATTATTTTACTAAATATTAATATGAGAAAAACCGGCAGACATACCTTTGTTATAGACGGAAATTATTTTTTGTTTAGGACACTATATGTTTTACCAAGACGCGGTAAAACTAAAGAAATGCTTGGTACACAAGATGATGTAAATGCCTTTATGAAAAAATTGGCAACTGACTTTGCATACCAGGTTCGCCTTTTTGAAGGTCTTATTGATAAAATAGTTTGGACTATTGATTCAAGATCTTGGCGTAAAGATTTTTACCCAGAGGCTGACTATAAAGGCAATCGTAAACAGGATAGTACAATTAACTGGGAAAACTTTTCTAAAGTTACCGATGATTTTGTTTCATTACTTATTAAGAGTGGAGTTATTATTTCAAAGGTTGACGGCGCCGAAGGCGACGATCTTATGTATGCATGGAATACAGAATCTTTGGCTAATGATAAATCAGTTATCATGTTTACTGGTGACCGTGATCTTGTTCAATTAGTTAATAAGAGTGTAAATAACAATACCCATACTATTCTGTTTTCACCTGCTCATAAAAAGCTATACACATACCAAGGGTTTACTGAATGGATGGAATCTGAAACTGAAGAAGAAACCACTGATATTTTTGATCTTATGAAGGTATCTGTTTCACCAGAAAATCAGGCCAAAAAACTTATTCAAAATCTAATTAAAAAGAAAAAGGTAAACGTCATAGAAGTTGACCCAGAAGAATTCCGTTTCCGTAAAGTTCTTACTGGTGATGCTGGTGATAATGTACAACCTGCATATTGGTATGTATCTAAAAATCGTAGATACGGTATTAGTGAGAAAAAGGCAATCGATATTATTACAGAGTTTAAAGAAAAACATGGATCCCTTTCTCATATGTATCTTTATAATGATGAGTATGTCACTGACCTTGCCAATATTACTATTAGGGTTATGAAGGCTAAACATATGAGCAGAGAACAGATTATTGCCAACATTAAATCTAATGTAAACCTAATGGTACTTGCGGCGGAATCTATACCAGAAGGTATCCTAGACGAAATGTTCCGTTCAGTTGAATCTAAAATGAATATTAACACGTTGGAACTTAAAAAGGTTTCCACTATGAAAGCCCTTCTTGAAAATACACAATATGATGGAGACGAAAGTATTGCGGTATCTTCAAAGATCTTTAATGATGATGATGACGATGGGGATTTTTCATTCATTAAAGATAAGAAACAACAGAAGAAGATATTTTAAACCTTTGCTTAGATAAGCATATAAATATAAAATAGTAAATGAAATTATTTGACTATATAAAGGTTCTTTTTGGTAAGGATGAACAGTGGGATAAAGTAACTAACTACGATAAGTCAAAAAATTCTTTTATGACAAATCGTTTTATGAGTATTAAGTTTCCAATTCAGGCAAATTTATTTAATACTCTTAAAATAGATCCAGTAGGACAAGCTGAAGCATGGAGATTAGTTTCTTCTAAATTTAATAGAGTACCAGGCTTTATTTACACTAAAGTAAAAAAGCAGCCTAAAGAAAAAGAATGGGTACCAAACCCAAAGGCGGTTGAACTTTATATGAAATTTAATGAAATTGGCATGCGAGAGTTTAAAGAAGCACTAAAACATAACCCATCACAAGTTCAAACTTCGATAGATATATTAGAAAAACAGATGGGCAATGATGCTGATTGATAACACCTTTGAATTAGGGATTCCAACTCACATTGAATTTACTCTTTATAAATTTGATTACATTGACAGTGTCATTATTACAAGAGTATTAAACGAATGTAAAAATTACAATACGGAATCCAGTATTTACACTATTAAAGTAGATTCATTTAAGAATGCTATAAAAGGAAGTAAAAGACTACTTAGAGAAATCTTAAAAGCTGAAACTGATGGTTTATCATCTAGTCCTGATAATAAGCCTAATTCAATGCATTTCTTATGGTCTATTATGGATAGACTAAATAATCTTGAGTGGTTAACATTTAAGATATCTTATGATAAGAAATATACCAGAATGGTTAAGATTGAAAATAGGTCTGTGATGAGTTTTTACTTTAAAATTAATGAAGGTATTTTTGATCTTACTAAAGTATTTGAAAGAGAACAACTTGATATTATCAATAAAAAGATAATCCAGTTTGGTATAATGAAAAATAAGTATCTTGAAAGATCTTCTTTTTTTTATATGAAAGCTTCTGCACTTCTTGAGATATTTACTCAATTGGAAGTTGACGGTGAATTAAGTACATTTGAAATTCTTGATCATATTGATCCTAAACTTGAAGAAGACGATCCTATATTGGTAGTAAAGACAGACTATACCCCTTATTAAGGGATATATAAATAAAATTGTCTTTATTATGAAAAAATTTCTGAGTAGATGTTGTGAATCAAAAAGAGAATGTGTTACCTACCTTGTAGTTTTTCTTTGGGTAGTGGTAGGTGTAACCGCAACCTATTTTGATACAAATCTCACAGACCTTGCCGCATATTTCATATCTCTTACTGGTTTCGTTGCTACATATATTTTTGGTGAGAGTGTAAGAAAGAGTTCTAAACCTTCTGTTTTTTTAAAGGGGCCTAATAGTAGAAGAGAATCCATGATGTACATTACTATTGGATTATGGCTAATTGTTGGTATGTGGGTTATAATTAATAGAGCAGATCTTGTTGGGGCTAGTGCATATTTTGCTGCATTAACTCCTTTCGTTGGATCATATATTATTGGGGAAACTTTTAAAAAGGAATCTCAACAAGAATCATTGGAACAAATAAATTCATAATAGATGGCAGTTACTGGAACAACAACAAATGAGAATGGTGATGCTATTCTTATAAGTCTACAAGAACCGTATAAAAATGTAGTTGAAGTAATATCTTATTCTGATGTAACTGTCGGTGAAGATACTTCAGTGTTTTTTAGCAAATCTTTTAGATGGGGAATAGATGGTGTCACGTATTCTGATTGGGTTCCTTTAACAAATGTGAATCTAGAAGCCTTATTATTAGATCCAAATAATCCATTTTGGATTCAATATAAGTATGAACAGGTGGGCGACGGCACACTAGAATTTAAGTCTATATCACTTGAAATAATTACAGACGGTGGAATAATTTGTAAAGTTCCTCAAGTAGAATGCTGTGATGGTCAAACTTTATCAGGTGCACAAAACTTAGTTGTTGATTGTTGTGGTACTTCATGGAATCCTTATGATTTATCTAGGGCATCCCAGATGTATAACCAACTTTCAGCAGTTGCATCTAACCTTTTTGGTTTCTGCGTTGATTACTTTAAGACTTCTGCTGACCAAAGAAGTAAAGATGTAATACTTAAAGAGTATTCTTTATTTGATGTTATTGCAAAAGCTGAAGTAAAAATTATGATACCGGATAATGAACTTCCAACTAGGGAGATTCAGTTTAATCCTCTTATGATGGACTTTCCTGTTCAATTTGAAGTTCATATTGTAAAATCTGCGTTTGAAGCTGTCTTTGGTGTTGGTTCAAAACCAGAGATGAGAGATTACTTATACTTTAAGCAGTATATGAATAAGATGTATGAAGTAGATGCAATTGCAGAAGCAGATGACTTTTTATATACCGGTTCATATTGGAGAGTAAGTCTTGTACCGTATCAACAAAGAACAGCTGTTCTTTATCCTGATAAAAACATTGAAGATGCTAAAGACGAACTTGTTTCTAGCGTTGAAGAAAAATTTAAAGAAGAGAGAGAAAATGAATTCCAGGATGTAAGAAAGCCTAATCAGTATAATACAATTGGTTCTCTTTCTAATGATTATGTTAGAAGGATTCTTGATAAGAAACTAATTATTAAAGAAGAGAATGTTTACAACAATTGGACAATAATATCTAAATATCATTATCAATTAAATACACTAACACAAAGGGAAGAAGGTGTTGAATACAGATACGATAAAGGATGGATTACTTCTGATGACCGCTCATTTACATTTTGGGTAAGACCTCAGTATACTAACCCAATAGGTGAAAATGTTTTAGTTACAAGCATAAGTAACAGTGGAGGTAAAGTAAAACTCAATACATCTGGGTTACCTACTAAAGCATCCGAAAAAATATATGTTGGTGACTGGGTAAGAGTGAGTGGCACAAAGTCATATAATGGTATACATAAAATTATTGCAATAGGAAATACTAGTATTGATTTAGACGTTTCTTATGTAGATAATATTACACAAGGTACCCCAAGATTTAATAGAGAAAAAAGTTGTAATTTCTTAATATATGAAAATGAACTATTGCCACCTACACAATTTGTATCTTTAACATATACACCTACTACATTTATTATTAAGCTTAATGATACCTATTATAAGTATGGTTTATCTTCAGAAGGTGTGACATTAGTCAAGGATAAATGGTATGCATTTGTTATAAACCTAAATAGTTTAGCAAGACAGTTAAGTTTATTTGTATATGATACTTCTTCTCCAACTGGTTCAATTAATCCAAATCAGCAACAATCTTTAAATAAGGTATACACTGAAACTAAAGAATTTACTCCAATAGCAATTCCTGATTCAAATAAGTGGAAGCTGTTAGGTTCTCCAACTGATATTACAAATATTAGAATTTGGAAAAAGCCAATAGAAGAAGAATTACAAAATTTAATATTATCTCAATATGTAGTAAAGGATACACACTTGACTTTGCTATTAGATAATGCCGCCCCTCAGCTTCTTATTGATAGATCAACTAATCCTAGATAACCTAGAATATATAATATAAATTTAGGGATTAATGAAAGAAGAGTCTAAAGATAGATTTAGAGATTCATTAGGTGATTTATTAAACGATTTACCTGATGAAGTACCAGGATTGGATGAAACTCCACAATTACCAAAAGTAAGAGCCGAAAATACTCAGTCTGCTGCATTAGCTAGAGCAACAACTAAAGCAAAGAGTGTTATGTCTAATCTCTTAAAGTTTTATTTAAGTGAGGAGATAATTGAGGAACATGAATACATTAAAGCAAAAGCCGAGCTTGATGAATATGCATTAAGTATGCTCATTCGTCAAATGCAAAATAGCGAATATGCTATTACTGCTTTAATGGATCAAATCAATGAAGGCGATGTTGCACCAAGAATGTTTGAGGTACTTAGCGATCTTCAAAGAACTCTATTAGATATTATTAAAAGTCAGACAATGTACATGGTTGCAATTGAAGAAAATGCAAAAAAGATATCAAGAGATATTGATGTATATCATGGCAGCTCAGAATCAAATAGTCCTACAAATAAACAAGGTGGTATTAAATCTAGAGGAACTAAAGATTTAATGAGAGCCTTACAAGATACCATTAACGAAGAAGATATACAAGACGTTGATAGCGATGAAGATGAAAATGAAGAATAAATATGTTCTCATTAGAGAATGCCCTCAGGAAACTGTTACTGCAGGTGGAATTATTATTCCTGAGGAAAAATACAATCGTAAAGCTGTAGTACTTTTAGCAGGAGATGATGTAGATGTAAAAGAAGGCGATACGATAATAAAAACAATAGGCAAAGGAACCATTCATAACTTTGGAGATGAAGAACTTGAAATCTTACATGAAAATCATATCCTTGCCGTTATAGAAGAAAATGCCACAGAGACCCCAAGCACCTAGCGCAGGCTTTGAACTTAGTGTTGGAAAAGCCGAGCAGTCGTTTTCATGGACAAGTGAAAAGGTTGAACAACTTATGCTTGCTTTGGAAGAAGGCTATAAACCTAAGTCAACTCCCTTTTATGAAGGTAATCCAAACCTAAGAAAAGGCAACATTGTATTTAATTATACTGCACATGAAATTAGAGAGATAAAGAAATGTGCAACTGATATCGTATACTTTGCAAATACCTATTGTACTGTAATGACCGATTTTGGTCTACAGACAATTAAACTAAGAGGATACCAGGAGGAAATGCTAAGGCAATTCCAGGCAGAGAGATTTAATGTATGTTTAGCATCTCGTCAGATTGGTAAAACAATTTGTTCATCAATCTTTATTGCTTGGTATTCATTATTCAATTATGATAAGAATTCTCTCGTTCTTTCAAATAAGGGTGCTACCACGAGAGAAATCATTGATAAGGGTAAAACAATTCTTGAACATTTGCCATTCTTTTTAAAACCTGGGGTTTTAAAATGGGATGTATTTAATTCTAAGTTTGATAATGGCTGTCGTATTATAGGTCAAACTACAACTAAAAAGGCAGCGATTGGTTTTACTATTCATTTGCTATTTATGGATGAGTTTGCTCACATCCCTCAAAACTTTGTAGAAACCTTTTATGAAAACGTGTATCCAACGGTATCCGCTTCTTCAAACTCAAAGGTTATTATTACAAGTACTCCTAATGGGTTTAATAAGTTTTATGATATTTACTCAGCAGCCGAAAAAGGTACCAATGAGTATACCCCATTCAGAGTTGATTGGTGGGATGTACCTGGGAGAGATGAGAAGTGGATGCGCCAAGAAGTTGCTAACTTAGGAAGTGAGGAAGCATTTAATAGGCAATATGGAAACCAGTTTATTGCAAGTTCCTCATTACTATTAGGAGCTGACAGTCTTAAAAAACTTCAAACTAATCAAAAAGAATTTGTTCATCGTGAACTTCCTGCATTTGAAGAAGAGGATGTTGATTATGATGGTATGCTATGGGATCCAACCTTTGATTTAGAAGAAATTGAAGAAGATACTAATTACTGGGTATTTTCAATTGATATTGCAGAGGGTAACGGCGGTGACTATTCCATTATTAATATCTTTAAGATTGAGATGATGGATGAAAAAGATTGGAACAAAGTTACTTCACCAGGTAGCTTTATTGACTTTTTTAGACTTAGACAAATTGGAAGATTTAGAAGTAATGAACATACTATAGAAGAATTTGCAAAGGCAATTTATATTCTTGCTTTTGATATGTTCTATTCTGAAAACGTTAAGATGATCATTGAGTGGAATATGTTTGGTGGAGAAGTCATTAAGAGATTAGAAACTGTCTTTCCACAGAGAAATGATTTTGATGAAGAAATGATTGTTAAGTTTAAGCATCGTATTGATGCAAGGACAAAGCAATTTGGGCTTAAGGTTAAGAAAGACAATAAACCTATCTTTTGCCAAAACTTTAAAAAGTATGTAACACAGAATAGAATTATTATAAAAGATAAGAAAACTGTTTATGAAGCTTCTACTTTCGGAAAGATGCCAAACGGATCATATGCAGGTCAATTAGGAAACGATGACCTAATAATGACATGTATAAATAGTTCTGAATTCTTCTTTACTTTAGACTTTTCTGATTTTGCTGAAGAGATTTATGATGAGGTAGAACAAGATGTCCAAGATAAGATTGATGCAATACTGGAAAAAGATTCTAAGGGAGGAAATCTTAATTACGATATCTATGATCTCATATAAAAAGTATCTAGGTAGTGGATATATAAAAAAAGCAAATAAAAAAAATAATATAAGATGGCACTAGATCCGAAAATCGCTTCTCTTAAAGCTGCAGGTACCTACCGCTTTGAGTTTGACAAAAGTCAAGTTGTTAGCATTCCTGCCAACCAGACAAGATTAATTGTTGGCTTCTCAAAAAGAGGACCTTTCAATACACCAGTTTTTGTCCCAGATACTGCATTTTTTAAGCAAGTATTTGGAGATATTGATAGAAACTTGGAAAGAAAGGATTCTTATTTTCATAGAAGCTGTCTATCTGCATTAGAAAGAGGTCCAATTTTGGCACTTAACCTATTAGCATTAGACTCAGACGATACAGTTGATTACATTAAGTTAGGTACTGCATCTACACCAGAAGCACAAATTAACGCAGGCGCATCCGGAGAATATCAAAAGTTTTACAACAGAGATAAATTCTTTTTCCCTGATAGCGATGCATTTTTAGATAATGTTGGGGCAAATAGAAATACATTAAGCTCAACTTCAACAAATGATCTTTTAGATTTTGTTAACTTAGGTCAGAATCCTATTTCTGTAATTGTTAAAAAGGCAGCTAATGCAAATGTTGCTTCATTTAATGTAACGGTTGAAGAATGGTATGGGGCGGCAAACGTTCCAGGATTCTTGGATAAGAATAGCTTAATCTCTGACTTCATGGTAGATGTATTTGTTATCGGTGGAGATTTTGGTGGAGATTTTAGTTCAGCTACTCCTTACGAAAGATTTGAGGCTGATCCAACATTCCAAACCTATTTTGATAAAACTAAAGGTATTCAGAGAAAGGTATTCCAATCTGATACTACCGATACTAAATTAAATGAATTCTTTAATGAATCTGAGGTTAACCTAATTGCAACTTATACTGCATGTTTGATCCCTGATTTTGTGGATCTTATTGGTAATAACCTTTTCATTGAAAAATTAATCAACGCAGACACTGCTACTACTGGTTTATTCTGTGCTGTTAATGAAGATCTGTTTAGCGGAGACTTTTTGATTGACGGTGTTGCTGGTGGTATTGATTTAATTGGACATAACATTGAATATACTCAAGCAACTAGTATTCAGGACGATGTAAACTTCTTATCTTATAGTGGTGCTATTGTATCTGATCTTTCATATGCAAGAAATGCACAAGCAGTTAATACTGCTACTGTAAGTACTGAAGTAGTTACAACAACCGCTATCACCGGAGGTTCTATTCAAGTTTCTGTTGTTGGTTCTGCTGGTGATGCTGTTTATGATGCATTCGCAAGTATGACTGCAAACAGTTCAAGTGCTGTAGGTTCCTTTATTAAAGGTGCTGTAAGTGGTAAATTTGTTCCGGTTTTATCTGTTAATGTTACAAGCACAACAGTTACATTAATTATGTCTGATACTGGTGGTATTGTAACAGGAGACTTCCCAACAGCTGGAGGAACTGTATATACTTATATTAATGAGGATGATTTTAACTTCACCGTACAGGAATTTGATGGTGCTTCTTCAAACTCACAAGTAATAGGTTCTTATGGAAGTTCACTTTACACTGCATTCTCTAATGGTACTGTTACCGATGGCGATGAAGCAGTATACGAAGTAGGTGGAACTCAATATACCTCATTCTTGGTATTTAATGCTGCTGACTATGGATACATTCATACAGCAGTTCCAACTACCGGGGTTGATAAAATTGAAATATCCGATCCTTCTTATTACTTGCCTTCTGTTAGAATTGTTGCATACCAAGAAGATGGATATGTAAACCTAACTCCTAAATCTGAATTTGATATTGATGGTACTGGAGTATTCTTAGATTCTAATGCATCTGCTTTAGCTGCAAATACTTTAGGTGTTCAAACTCTAAAAGGAGCATTAAACCTTACTATTGATATCTTGGCAGATTCTGATGATGAACCTAGTTTGAAACCTAACCAGGTACTTATCGCTGCTAATTCTCCAGAAGCTGCTGATGTAGTTGTAGGTAATTACTTGTTGAATTTTGAAGGTTCTATTGCGGTACCTCATTCAAGATTAACCAGAATTAATGAAGTTATAGGTGGACAAACCACTACTCAGTTCCCTGTTATTCCTGCTGGAGTAACTGCACTGTTAGTAACTTGTCAATCTGAAATTTCTGTAGATACTGTTGGGGCCGATAAGAAAGTTGAATTGTATTACCCAATCGATAGATGGGTTGATTACTTAAACATCTTTACTTTAGACGGATTCCAATTAGATGTTACTAAACACGTACCTGATGGTTCTAATGATAGACAAAATGCTATCTTAAGTGGAACTTTAAGTGGTACTAATTTATACAAAGCACTCACTGATAGAGAAACTATTAACTTCCGTTATGTCGTTGATACTTTCGGAAATGGAATTGAGAGTGGATCTAAGGCAATCTTTACACAGTTATGCCAAGATAGAAAGAATGCATTTGCTATTCTTAATGCACCTTCTGCTAAGGACTTTAAAAATAACACTGATCCTTCTTTCTTAGATGCAACTGGAAGCCTTTCATCTAGACTAATTTCTACTGGAGGTGATCTTACTAAGAATCCAACTGTTAGATACTCGTTGCCTTCACCAACTCAAGGTGGTAGCTGGGGAGCATTCTATTATCCTTACATTACCGTAAGAGATCTTGGAAAGAACATTAATGTTCCACCTGCTGCTTATGTTTCTAATAACTTTATTGCAAAATATGAAAATGCTTTACCATGGTCATTAGTTGCAGGAGTTCGCCGAGGTGTTGTAGGAGGTACTGGAGTTGTAGGATTAGAACTTAACTTAGATAAGGAAGATAGAGAATACTTGGAGCCATTTGGATTGAATCCAATTGTATTCCAAAGCGGAACAGGTCCAACTATCTTTGCAAATAAAACTGCGCAACAAACGCCAAAATCTGCTTTAAGTTCAATTAACGTTAGAGAGGTTGTTATTTACATCCAAGATGGAATTGAGGCAATCCTTAAGAACTACTTGTTCGAGTTCAATACTGCTCAAACGAGATTAGAGATTAAGACTCTTGCTGATAACTTCTTAACAACTGTTCAAAACGATGATGGTGTTTATGACTTCAGAAATATTATGGATGAAACCAATAATACACCTGAGGTTATTGACCAGAATGTTGGTATTCTTGATACTTACATTGAACCAGTAAGAGGAATGGAAATTCTTGTACAAAGAACCACAATTCTTAGAACTGGAGCAATTAGTACAGGAAACTTCCAATAAGAAAAAGAAAAGAGAATAAATAAAAAAATAAGATAAGTTATGCCATTACCACATTATACGCAATCAAGGGCTAGCAGTCAAAGATACGAACCAATTCAACCTAACTTGTTTGAGGTTACTATCTTTAGCCCACTAGGCGATGATACAGGTTTGATCTTAGAGCATGTTAAGACAATTGGAGGTTTGAATAACCTTAATCCATCAGTAGATGCAATCGGACAGAAATATAAGTTTGCTGACCGTTCATTTGCAAGTATGCCAGGACAGACTTTCGTTGATCTAACTTTAAACTTCACTCTTAACTTGAATGAAGCTAATGAAAACTACATGTACAATACCTTCCGTAACTGGTATAAATTAATCTATGATCCTTTAACTGGTGAAATGGGATTAAAGAAAGACTATGTTGGAAGTATGATCATTGTACAATACAACAGAGCAGGTGATATCTTTAGAAAGATTACCTGTAAAGATGTATTCCCAACAGGTCAACCAGATTTCGTAGATGAATTGAACTATGAAACTGCTGATGCCGTTGAACTTTCAATGACTTACCGTTGTGATCATTGGGTTGAGGAAAACGTAGGAGCTTAATCTAAACTCTTTATATAGAAAAACTGGCCATAGGCCAGTTTTTTTGTCATCACACTAATATATAATATAGAATACATATTACATAATTATGATCATATTTAAAGTTGAAAATGTTAATGACGGTAAAGTTTACATCGGTTACTCTGTAAACGATAACCCAAATAACTTAGGAACGGGTAAATATATTAAAAGGGCAGTTAAAGACTTTGGCATAAAATCATTTACTCGAGAAATACTAGAAACCTTCGATGATGAAGAGTCTTTAGGAAAGATAATGGACCGAGTAGAGTTTTGGATTAAAAAGTACAAAGCTGATAACTCTAAGTACGGCTATAATGAAAGCGTACAAGAAATGATACCTCAAAAGAAAAGGTTAACTAAAAAATTACAAGTTTTATTAACGCCTGAGGATGAGGATAACTTAAATTCAATTATCATACAAAAATCAATGGAACATGGTATTAAACCTGTTCCTGTTTCAAGATATGTAAGAAGCCTTATAGTTGAGCATATCGTCGAAGAAACTTCACCAGAAAAACAGTTAACAAAAATTAAATAACAATGAGTACTCACGAAGAAGACATTAAGAAAGAGTTTGCAGCAGCTGAAGGAATTCAGGATGTTGAATCAACTCAAATTAAAGAAGATGGTACAGTTTCATCTTTAGGAAAGGTAGATCCTACTAGAGGAATGGGACTTACTTCACCAGATGATCCAGAAATTAAAAGAATCCAGGAATTAGCTGGATACGTTAAATTAGATTTAAGTAGATTACCTTCACGTGGTCGCTTTTACCGTGAAGATTTTGAAATCCACCTTAGAGCAGCTCGTGTTGGAGAAATTCGTGATTTTTCTACAATGGAAGAAGATAACATTAGAGATGTTGATGAAAAGCTTAATTCTCTTCTTGTTAATTGTACAAAAATTATGTACGGTAACCAAAGAGGATCTTATCGTGATATTCTTGAAGAAGACCGAATCTTTATTATCTTAACTATTAGAGAAATTACATTTAAGAACGGTGAAAACAAATTGATGATGCCTGTTGGTAAAAAGAAATGTACATCATCTGCATGTAAATCTCAGGATAGCGTGGAACTTAAAACTGACAATTTACAGTTCCAAGAAATCGATGATCTGATTGGAAAATATTATGATGATCAAAATAGATGCTATACCATTCCAACAAAAAGTCATGGAGAGTTGACATTGGCACCACCTACAATTGGTGTTATGAGGGCTATCACTGACTGGGTTAGAAAAAGAGAAGAAGAAAATAAACCTTGGGATAAATCTACATTAAGTATTATCCCTTATATTCAAAGAGAATGGCGAGCATTTAACGATAAAGAAATCTTTTCTGCTGTAACAGCATTACAGGGATGGGATTCTGGAAAATATTCAATCGTATATCGTCTTATTGAAAAAATGAAATTAGGAGTCAAACCGGAATTTGTCTATCCTTGTATATCTTGTGGCGCGGAGGTCACAGTTCCGCTTTCCTTTCCCGGAGGTGTCAAGGCTCTCTTCATTATTTCAGATATCTCTTCTGAACTTCTTTAAGATTAGAGTTCTACTTATGGAAAAATTGCATGTCCAGCCAACTGAGCTGGATATGCTTCCATTTTATGAATACGAATACACTCTTGAAATCTACAATGATATAGTTAAAGAGCGTAACGACGAGGAGAAGAGGTCAAGTTCTTCTTACGAAGACAAATATAAACCTAACTCAATGCAGAAAACAGCGCAAAAACAGATGAGTAGTTATAAAATGCCATCTATGCCTAGCATAAGCATGCCGAAGTTCTAAATATATAATGTAATGGCAGCTGTTACACTCAAAGACTTAATGGATCCGCTATCCAAAATTGCAGCGGCAACAGAAGCGACTAACGAAAAATTAGACGCTTTTGTTGCTATGGCAACTGGAAGTGGTGGGGCTAAGAGTTTAGAGGATGCTATCTATTATGAGCTGCAGGCCCAAACTGAATACCTTAAACAAATTGAACTTAATACTGGAAAGAGTTCTATTGCATTAGGAGGTAAGGGTGGTAAAGGTGGCAAACTTTCAGCTGCAAAAAATGCAGGTGATGTCCTATCGGCATTAGGTGCCAGTGCTATGGAATTGGCTACTGGTCTTGTAGCATTTAGACGTGTTAAGAGAAAGACCTCTCAACATTTTATTGATACAATAAGAGAAACCTTTGGGGTTTTAGAAGACATTAAGAAACCTAAAAAGGTAGCCAAGGCAGCAGAGACTTTAGAAGTAATGGGTAGTTCTATACTTGGGTTTTCAAAGTCATTAGCAAAATCAGTAATACCTTTAGCAATAGTTGAAAAGCTAGGTGGGCTAAATTTATTAGCTAGGGTTGTTACAAAAGTAAGCGACATTTTTAATGAGTTAGGTCAAAATAAAGATGCAAAGAAAGGCGCTAAAACCTTACAGATAATGGGAGATTCTTTGCAAAGTTTTGCAAAAGGTCTAGTCTTTGCTGCTGTTGCTTCTGCTGTTGGTATTTTATTTACACCTATCATTGGGGCTGCGATAGGTATTATGGCGTGGGTTTTTACCAAGGTAGGTAGAAAAGATAAGCAGATAAGGAAAGGCACTAGGGCTGTGGATAGGATGGGGGATGCTATGAAATCCTTTGCAATAGGATTAGCATTCTTTGCTCTTACCGCTGCTCTTATAATAATGGCACCGGTTGTTTTAATAGGTATGGTTGCTAGCCTTGTTTTGATAGGAGGAGCATTCTCTTTACTTGGTAGTAGAAAGATGTCTAAAAATATTCGTAAAGGGGCAGCCGCAGTAGCATTAATAGGATTAGGATTAATAGTATTCTCTGTTGGTCTTGGAATATTCCGTCTTGCTACAGCTGGGCTGGGATTGATGGATGTTTTAATTCAATCTGCTGTTATCTTAGGTATAGGTGTGGCTACTGCATTAGTTGGTAAATTTGGATTGTCCAATATTGCACAAGGTGCATTATCATTGGCTCTAAATGGTTTAGGTTTACTTGTATTCTCTTTAGGATATGTTCCTTTTGCCAAAGCTACAGAAGGTATGGGCCTTGGTGATATCTTAGTACAATCCGGAATCCTATTAGGAATCGGTACGGTTATGGCTTTAGCCGGATTGGCTGTTGCTGCTACAGCTGGGGCTGCTCTATTAGGTCCTGCTCTATTTGCTGCTGCTGGTGGTGCATTACTCTTATTAGCACCAGGTCTTAAGGCAATGAAAGAATTAGATTATTCTGAACAAGATGCCAAAGATCTTGCAACGGTATTAGGTGGTGTTGCGATGGCATTCTCTGGTGTTGATCCCGAGGCTGGTGCATTTGGTATGCTCAAGGGATTATTTACTAGAGTTATGCAGAGTGGTGCTGGCTTGGCTGCTGCCGGAATGTATGCAGCTGCAGGCTACGCATTACAGGAACTATCAAAAGGTTTAACTGATTTTAAAGCTGTTGGGTTTGACGAACAAGATTCTAAGGAATTGGCTGTTGCATTAGGTGCTGTGAGTGGGGCATTTGCTCAAGCAGGTGGAGAACCTGCTAGCCCTGGTGGATTATTTGGTGCAGTCTTTGGAAACATGTTTAGCCCCAATGCGGTTGAACGTGGTATTGATTCTGTTATGGGAGCAGGTGATGCTCTTAATGAGGTTACAAAAGGGTTAGCTGCATTTCTTGATCTTAAGAAGGCATACAAATTAGATAATAAAGCATTTGAAGAAGGTGGTTACCTTAATGTTGCTATTACCGATACTTTAGGATTCTTAAGTAAAGCATTTGCTACAATTGGAGGAATGGAAGTCCAGGATGGATGGGGTCCATTTAGTTGGGATGAGAACCTAGTTGAGAAAGGTATTGATGCAGTTAAGGGTTCAGGTAATGCTCTTAAAGATGTTACGACTGGATTAAAATCATTCTTGGATTTACAAAGGGAATATGGTCTAACCACAGAATCATTCCAAGAAGGCGGTTACCTTAATGTTGCTATTACAGATACCTTAGGATTCTTAAGTAAAGCATTTGCTACTATCGGTGGCATGGAAGTTCAAGATGGATGGGGTCCATTTAGTTGGGATGAAAACCTTGTAGAGAAAGGGGTTGATGCGGTTAAAGGAGCAGGTACAGAATTAACTAACATTGCAACTGGATTGAAATCATTTCAGGAAATGATAGATGCTGGAGTTGATTGGGATGCATTAGCCAGTGCTGTTACTAATACACTAACTTTCGTTGGTGATGCTTTTGCTGTAATTGGAGGTAAAGAAGAAGAGGACGGTTGGTTTATCTTTAGTTGGGATGAGAATCTTGTTGCAAAAGGTGTCGATGCAGTTGCTGGTGCTGGAACAGAATTAACTAACATTGCAACCGGATTAAAAACATTCCAGGAAATGATAGACGCTAATGTTGATTGGGATGCATTAGCCGATGCTGTTACTAAATCATTAACCTTTGTCGGTGATGCTTTTGCTGTAATTGGAGGTAAAGAAGAGGAAGATGGTTGGTTTATGTTTAGTTGGGATGAGAATCTTGTTGCAAAAGGTGTTGAAAATGTTCAAGGTGCTGGAACAGAATTAAGTAGTATTGCAGAGGGTCTTAAGGCATTTGCAGACAAGGATATAGACTTTAAGACAATTGGGGAAACTGTAAGCTTTGTTTTATCAACTGTTGGTGATGCATTTGCTTCAATTGGAACAGGTCAGCCTTCAAGCAATCCATTCTTAAGTTTCTTTGGATTCCAAGAAAACGCTGTACAAAAAGGTATTGAATCAGTCTCTGGAATTAATGAAGCATTAATGGAAGTTACGGATGGTCTTAAGTACTTTATGGATATTTTCCAAGGTGAATTTGAAGATGCTAAATCAGTTGGGGATGCCATCTCGTATACCCTTACTGCTGTAGGTAATGCATTCGCACACATTGGTGGACAGCAAGTTACTAAAGAAGTTAAAGGAATGTTTGGCTTTAGTACTTCATGGAGCCAAAATGCTGTTGAGGTAGGTATTGATGCAGTTAAAGATATTAACAAATCATTAATTAGTACTGCATTCCAATTAAGAACATTTATGGATACGATCGACGATCCTTATGCGGTAGCCGATGCAATCACTGCACTCTTTACTTCTATCCAAGATTCATTTATGTTCTATTACGATAATCCTGACTTTGCGGATAAGGTAGACCACATGGAAGGATTCTTAACAGAAATCTCAGATCGTGCCAAAGACGGTTCTTTAACGGTTGCTGCTAACGAGATGCAAAGAATTACAGCTGCTATAAATAAGATTGATCCTTACAAGGCTGAAAAGTTTGCTGAATTATTTAGTTCTGCTGGAACATTAACCCGTAACAAGAAGGCACAAGAAGAACTTATTAATGCTATTAAAGAAATTAAGGAACTTCTATCGTCTGAAGGTGGCGAAGGTGGCGAAGGTGGTGGTATTTTAGCTGGTCTTAAAGGTCTTTTCAGCGGAGGTGGTGGCAAAGGTCCTGATATGTCACAATTAAACTCTACATTAGGAAGAATTAATACTACATTGGGTTCATTGCCTGCAGCAATTGAAGGAATCACTCTTAAGGTAGTGGAATCATAGAATAAAACTCTTAGATTCATAAAACTAAGTTAACCTGTTACTATATAAAATTAACAGAGAGTTAACGAAAATAGTATATTATGGCTAAAAGTATTGTATGGTTTGATTTAGAAACTACAGGTGTAAACACAGCAACGGATCGTATTATTGAGATCTGTATGATAAAGACCGATCTTGATGGAAATGAAATTGGATCTTTTTATTCCCTCGTAAATCCAGGTACTAATGTTGAATGGAGACAAGAGGCGATTGATAAACATGGAATTACACCAGATCTATTAGAAGACCAAGATAGGTTTGAGGCTATGGCAAAAGAAGTTGTTGACTTCATTGGTGATAGTGATCTAGGTGGCTATAATGCACTTTACTTCGATATCCCAATGCTTACCGAAGAACTTATGAGAGCCGGTATCGTTTTCAATCATCGTAACCGAGCTGTTATTGATCCTTTCCTTATTTACTCAAAATATGAAAGAAGAGACTTAAGCACGGCATATACGAAATACACAGGTAAGACTTTAGAAGGTGCACACCGTGCAGAGAATGATATTCGTGCAACAATGGAAATCTTCCAGGCTCAACGTGAACTCTATGATATGCCACAAACAGTTGAAGAAATTGATAAAGTAGTTAATGAATCTCGCCAAACACAAGTTGACCTAAGCGGTAAGTTTAAGTTTGCTGAAATTAATGGCAAGAAAGAAATTATCTTTAACTTTGGTAAATGGAGTGGAAAACCTTTCCGTGAAGTATATGAAGCAGATTCACGTTATATTGAATGGATGATTGATAAAGGAGAATTCTCAAAGGAAACCAAAATCATCGCTCGTAAGCTTATGGAAAAGATGAAAGCTGAGCCTGAAATGCCATTCTAAAAATTGTTAATAACTTTTTGAAAAAAGTCTAGGAAAAGTTTTCAATTCCCAAAAATTTGTATTATATTTATAATATACAAATTTAAACGGAATATGAAATACGAAAACGGATACCTTCCTAAAATTGCCTTCCACATGGCACAAGGTAATACTGACCGCGTGGAATACTTTACCCATCGTCAAATCGCTCGCTATGGAGAACTTACTCCATGGGATATGGGATGGATCTCAACCCAAGTTAACTCTATCCTTCGCCAATGGGCACAGGAAGAAAAGGAATTTAACTCTCACCTTAACTACATCTAATCATGGAAAAAGGAACTATAGTAAAGTATGATGGTGGATTCTACCGCATTACTCGCGAAACCAAGAACACTGTTAATCTAGGAGCTATCTTTGGTAACCATGTTTACCATAAAGGAATTCAAAAGTCTGAGGTTACCGAAGCTCATGATGAGTGGTACCAAAGATGGACTCAGTCTGAAACTTATATGTCAATGTAAATATGATACGAGAAAAGAAACAACATAGTGGACCAATTATCGTGGATCTTACTGGTCCTGATGGAAATGCATTTGCTCTAATTAGCCTTGCCCAGAATTTGGCAAAGCAATTGGATTATGAACCACAACAACGCGGAGAACTTACCACTGAAATGATGAGCGGTGATTATGAAAATCTCATTCAGGTTTTTGACCGCCATTTTGGAGAACTTGTAATTTTAGAACGATGAAAATGGATATCTCAAAACTTAAAGAAGTTGAAAAAGCATTTGGTCAATTTGAAGTTGGCCGTATTATGGGAGATGGTAATCATAACTATTTCCGATTTGGTTATTGGAGACCGGTAGATCTTGGAGTACTCCAGGAAATCATGGGACCTTCAATCGTGGTAGTCGAAGATGACGATTATGATGAAGACTGTGGTTGGAAGTATTCATATACACTCTATGAAAAATGGGAGTGGGAACTGCGTAAAGCTAAAAGAGAAAGAGAAATGGCTTATTGGCAACAAAAACTAAAGGAGTCATAAGCAATATAAATATCAAACAGTTCTTTGAAAATATGGGGGTGACCGGCTTTTGACAATTTGTTAGAAGTATTAGGTACAGCACGGGTGATGACCTACATCAAACAAGTAAGTGGCAACACTGAACTTGCGATGGCAGCCTAAGAGTTAGGCACTAACGCACACCATCCTATTGAGTATGCTTGTAGATAGATAAGGTGTTAAAGGAAGCAATTGAGGGAAAAAAGGTTTATAGTACCTCTATCGAAACCACGAGAAACCTTGAGGAGAAATCCAATACCCATTAAGATCGGCTCTAGTGGTAGGTTCGCTGACCAAAGCTAAAAACGTCAGTCCAAAAACTTTAAGGCAAAAAGTTTGCCAGAGTCAAATAACTGGATAAGCTGTAAGAATGCCTGGTATGGAAACTTATTGGACGTGGGTTCGAATCCCACCACCTCCACTATGCCCCCTTAGCTCAGATGGCTTAGAGCAACTGATTTGTACTCAGTAGGTCGTGGGTTCGATTCCTACAGGGGGCTCTAAATTAAATAGTATGGGAAATTTATTTGAGAAAATTAAAGCTGATTTTTACTGGGTAAAAAAGGTTATCTCTAACAAAAAGAATACTTGTATTCACTATGACGGGTTAAAAAACCTAACAGAAAACTTTGCAACTAAATGGAAGCACATCTCTAAGAAACATCCTGATCTTTATCATTCATATGTAAATTATCTTAGGCTTAAACTTAGGTATGAGTTTAATGACGAGTAAACCTTTTAGGTTTCTACAATATAAAAATAAAGAGTATGGCAGTAAACATAGAGAAGAGATATCAAAAGCTTACCGACACTGAACATGTACTACTAAGACCAGGGATGTACATCGGTTCTGTTAAGCCTCATACCGAGGAAGTTTATCTCTTAGATCGTAGAAGTTGGAAATTGGTACCTAAAGAGGTTACTTATAACCCAGGTTTCTTAAAACTCTTTGATGAGATCGTTTCCAATTCTGTGGACGAGCATAAAAGAAATTCTAAGCTTAATCAGATTAAAGTAACTGTTGACCTAGATACAAATAAAATATCAATATGGGATAACGGCGGTATTCCTGTTGAAATTCATAAGGAGTATAATGAGTGGGTTCCTGAAATGATATTCAGTAACCTTAAGACAGGAAGTAACTTTGATGATACCGAACAGAGAACTGTTGTAGGTACAAACGGTGTAGGTAGTACACTTACCAATATTTTTAGTAAAGAATTTGTAATTGATACATGTGATGGTAAGAAAAGGTTTACACAGACCTTTTCAAATAACATGGCAGATAAAACTAAACCTAAAGTAGTATCTTCAAAACGAGGCTTTACTGAAATTTCTTATGTACCAGATTTTGAAAGATTTGGTATGAAAAAGATTGATAAGCCATCTTTACAGATGATGGAGAAGAGGTTATATGATATTGCTGCATGTAATCCTAAACTAAAGATTTGGTTAAATGATGAACCTATTTCATTTAAATCATTTAAGGAATATTCTGAACTTTATACCACTCCAGTTTTTTATGAACAATCTGAAAATTGGCAAATTGGAATTGGTCATTCAGAAAATGGATTTAAGGCAATCTCGTTTGTTAACTCTGTTGAAACAAAGGACGGCGGTACCCATGTTAATAACATTACATGGCAAATTACACAGGACCTAAGGGAGAGAATCAAAAAGAAGTATCGTGTAGACGTTAAGCCATCAGAGCTTAGGCAACATCTGTATCTTTTTATTAATTGTACGGTCATTAATCCTGCCTTCTCTTCTCAAACTAAAGAAAAGCTTATTACTGAACCTAAAGACTTCGGAAGCATTCACGAACTTTCTGATAAGATCTTAAAGCAAATCTTTGGTTCTGAAATTATTCAATCTGTCCTAGATTGGATTGAACGGAAAAAGGCAGCTGAGGAAAGGGCAAAACTTCGTAAGTTAAATAATAATCTTGATAAGTCAAAGGTTCTTAAACTTATTGATGCCAAGACAAAAGGGAATAGAGAAAAATGTACTCTTGCAATATTTGAAGGTGATTCTGCTTCTTCTGCGTTTAGGAGGTACCGTGAACCACAAATGCAAGGGGCATTTCCACTAAGAGGTAAGTTCATTAATGTAAGTGAAATTCCTGATACTAAGGTTGTACAAAATAAAGAAGTACAATCTCTTATGGCTGCAATAGGACTTAAGATTGGTCATGAGCCAAAGGATTTAAGATACGGTAAGATTTTATTTTATACTGATGCTGATGTTGATGGTAATTCAATCTCGGCCCTTCTTATAAACTTCTTTGGTAAATATTGGCCAGAGCTTTTTGAAGAAGGAAGAATCTTAAAAGTAGAAACACCTCTTATGGTTGCTAAGAAAGGTAATCAAACTTTAAGTTTCTATTCTGATGAAGAGTATAAGGAATGGGAAAAGAAACAGAAAAACCTATCTGCTTGGAATATTGAATACAAGAAAGGTTTGGCTGCATTGGAAGACGATGAATATCGAGAGATCATTAGAAGCCCCCAGTCATACATTCTTACCAGAGATAATGGTTTTAACTCCACTTTAAAAATCTGGTTTTCAGGTGACTCTAGCCCTCGGAAGAAAAAGATTTTAGGAGAGTCTGTAGAATTAAAAACAAATAACAAATCATTATTTTAATGAATAAGAGAACGGTAACATCATTTTTTGATAAAGAGTATTTGGAGTATGCTAAGTATGTTGTAGAGAACAGAGCTATCCCAAGTTGTATTGACGGTCTTAAACCAACACAGAGAAAGGTTGTACATGTAGCAAATAAAATTTGGAAAAGAGGTAATGAAAAACCTATGAAGCTTTTCCAACTTGCAGGTAGAGTTGCAGCCGAGGCATATTATCATCATGGTAATACTTCATTAGAATCTTCAATGATTGGTATGGGTCAAAAGTTTAAAAACTCAATGCCTCTCTTAGAAGGTATTGGTCAATACGGATCTTTACGTAGTCCATCTGCAGGTGCTCCTCGTTACATTAGTGCAAAATTGCATCCTAACTTTAGACTAATTTATCAGGACTTTGAATTACTTAATAATAAGATAGAAGAAGGTGAACAGATTGAACCTGAATTCTTTCTACCTATTGTTCCTACTGTAATTTTAAATGGATCTTCTGGTATTGCTGTAGGTTTTGCAACTAACATTCTTAACCGAAATCCAAAAGATGTGGTAGATGCATGTTTGGCTGTTCTTAAGGAAAAGCGAATAAAGGTTCTTCCTCCATGGTTAAGTGAATTTACCGGAACGTTTGAAAGAGATCCAGGCAATCCTAAAACTTGGAAAATTAGTGGATCATACGAAGTCTTAAATACTACAGCAGTAAAGGTAACCGAAATACCTCCTGCCTTTACATACGAAAAGTATGAAGCCCATTTAAATAACTTAGTTGAAAGAAGAATTATTATTGATTATGAAGATAATTCATCAGATAAGATTGAATACATTCTTAAGTTTCAGAGGGCAGTACTTAAAGAATACATTTCAAAAGATAGGCTTGATGGTCTATTAAAGATTCATACACAAGAAACAGAAAACCTTACAACAATTGATGAAAATGGTAATCTTAAAATCTTTGATCGTGTTGAGGATATTGTAAAACATTTTGTATGTATTCGCTTAGGGTATTATGATAAGAGAAAAGCCTATCTTTTAGATAAGCTTAATCGTGAGCTTCTTATTATTTCAAATAAAGCAAGATTTATTAAAGATATTATTGAAGGTAAGCTTAAGATAAATAATGTACCTAAGCAAAAGATTGTAGAGTATCTTGAAAAGAACAAATATGATCAAATTGACGGATCATTTAATTACTTATTAAGTATGCCTATCTATTCATTAACGAAAGAAAGGTTTGAAGAATTGTTAAATCAAAAGGCAGAAAAAGAAGCAGAGATTAAGGTTATTGAAGGAACTGAACCTAAGGATATGTATATTAAAGATCTTGAGGAACTTAAGAAATCTATATGAAACCTTTTAACATATTAACAATATAAAAATAAATTCTAAATGGAAGATTACAAACAGATAAAAGAGTTTAAAATTGTAGGTAGAGAAATTACATGGAAATGTAAAGCAGAAACCGAACAAGAAGCATGGGAATCTTTAGCCCAGATCAAAAGACTTCCTATCGCAGAACTTAAGAAACAATTTAAATTAGTAAACGATGATATTAGAACAAAGCTCGACGACCGATTCGTCAATGATTAAAAGAGTGGTTTATAACTTTGCCACAAATTCATTGAAAGTAGAATTTAATGGAGGTTCTCTTTATGAATACTCTAATGTGGATCCTCAATTATATGAAGATATGTGTAAAGCAGAATCCCAAGGAAAATTCTTTAATGAAAAAATTAAAAACAATTACGAACATTCAAAACTAATTACAGACTAGTTATGTCAACTTCAAACGTTATGTACGAAGCAGTTAAAGCGCAATTCACTGCACAGAAACAAAAAGCAATTGCACAACTAACAGTTTATTTAACAAACCCAGTAGGAATTGGAGAACATCCTGATCTTATTGATGAAATGGTAAAACTTACCAGGAATTTGGCAGATGCACAAGGATGCCTTGATATTTTAAACGAAACCTTTGAGGTAAAGGAAAATAACAAATCTATTAATAATGAAATGGGTATCTGATAATACATGGTCAAAAGATTTAATCATTACCTATACTCTAATTAAATGAATAAGATAATCTTAGTAGGAAAAGCTGCATCAGGTAAGGATCATATGAGAAAGGTTATGGAAGGCCGTGGATTTGTCTACGGCATTTCCTATACTACAAGACCACCTAGAGAAGGGGAAATTGATGGTCGTGATTATTACTTTATGACAAAGGATGATTTTGAGGATAGAATAAAAAATAACTTTTGGTATGAATGGGTAGAGTTCAATGGTTGGTATTATGGTACAAGCTATAAGCAATTTAAAGAACAATGTAATCTTTTCATAATGACGCCCAAAGGCATTTCTCATATCAATCCAATTGACCGTAAAGAATGTACTATCATTTATCTTAATATGCCAATTGAAGTAAGAAGGAATAGGTTACATCAACGTAATATGCCAGGTGATACATTAGAGCGTAGATTAGAAGCTGATGAAAAAGATTTTGAAGGCTTTACTAATTACGACATTGAAATAAACAACCATAACTTTTAACATATAAAAATAAAATGAGTAAATTCATCATCATAGAGGGTACAGATAACACAGGCAAAGACACTCAACAAAATCTTATTATTGAAAAACTTAATGATTTAGTTTTTCATAAGATGCATTATTCATCATTGCCTTTTAAAAATGATACAGAAAAACATACATCTTATTCAAAACAAATGTACACTGATATGTTTAGAATGATGATGGAATTAAAAGATAAAGATGTTAACATAATCTTTAACCGCTCACATTTAGGCGAAACTGTTTACTCTCCACTTTACCGAGGGTATTCAGGTGATTATGTTTTTGATATTGAAAAACAATTTGCAAATGCATTAAGAGAAAATCTTTATCTTATTACTCTTACCAATAATCCACAAATCATTATGAGTAGAGATGATGGTAAATCATTCTACGGTAATGAAGAGGAGATTAAAGCTGAAGTAGATGGATTTAACCGTGCTCATCGCTTAAGTAAGATTAAAAATAAACTAATGGTTAACATTGGTACTATGAGTGCTGATGATGTATCAAAAATTATTATTGATTTTCTTAGTCACGAAAATACCGTTACTGGTGATCCGCGACAATTAAGTCTATTTGCATAATGAGTCTAGAAGATATTTTATATGAAGCTTGGCATAAAGGCATTAAAGATGATGTCTTTGCTGAAGTTAATCGCTTAAGAGGAATTGATGGTTATAAGCATCATGAAACAAAGCGTATATATGAAGAGGCTCTTAATAATGTTTTAAAAACCCTAGAAGAAAAATCAAATGAGAATATACAAAGGAGAAACCTTCGCTGATGTTTATGCAACAGCTCTTAATGATGTATTACATAACCCTGAATACATTACCTCACCAAGAGGTATGAAAATATTTGAAGTTACCAATGCTGCTATGGTAATTGAGGATCCTCGGTTTCCTCTCTATGAAAATAAAAGAAGAAGCAGCCAATTTAAATATATTGCAGGTGAATTAGTTTGGTATTTTACAGGCCGTAAAGATACCGAATTCATTACAAAGTTTGCAAAATTCTGGGATCAGATTGCAAATAAAGATGGCTCTGTAAATTCTGCTTATGGTAACTTAATCTTTAGCGAATATAATGAACATTATTATAATCAATATCAATGGGCATTAGAATCCTTAATTAAGGATAAAGATTCTCGCCAAGCAATTTTACATTTTAACAAACCTTCCCATCAATGGAATGGTAATAAAGATTTTGTTTGTACTCTTAATGGTGTATTTCAGATAAGAGATAATAAACTTAACTTTACTATTGATATGAGATCTAATGATCTTATCTTAGGTACTGCTACTGATGTTGCATTCTTCTGTTTATTACAGGAACAAATGTATCAGCATCTGCGTCCACATTATCCTGACTTAGAATTAGGTACCTATACACACATTGCCCATTCCCTCCACATTTATGAAAGGCATTTTGATCTGATTGGTGAAATGCTTATGCATCCATTTGAACCTATGTCATTCCCTTCAATAAGAGAGTTCTTTATTGATCCTAAAGGTACTCCTTTAGATGGTATTAAAGAAATTGAAGAAGAGATAATGTCTGATATAGAAACAATAAGAACCAAAGACGATCCTTTACACCGTTGGATATCTGATGCAATTTTCCTGGATATATAAACAAATATCCATGCCTAATGAAATACGTAAAACTCTTTGAGGAATTTTCAAATGATTCTGCATTAAAGAAAGTCTATCTTGCTACTCGTAGAGATAGTGGTCAAAGATGGTGGTCTTATAAAGGATTTGCTGGAGATAAGTTTTTTATTCAGGTTACTGAGAATAACATTGATAAGATTGACATAAATCCTGATTATCCTATTCTTAATTATCATAGTAGTATTATTGATCAATTGCTAAAAGAAAAAAGAATTAAGGAAGAGAATGTCTATAATCACCCTAAGCATATTTCAAAATCTGGATCTAAGGAAGAGTTTCATAAACTTGTAGGTGAAGATGAAAATGTACCTAAAACGGTTTATTCTAAAAATGAAGCTTTAGAAAAACTTAACTTTCCTATTATTGCAAAACCTTCAAAGGGACATAGTGGAATTGGTATTCAGGTAATTAAGAAACCTGAACTCATGGAAGATTTGGATGAAAAGATTTTTGATACCTTTTCTGAATATGTAGATAAGGCTGAGGAAATGCGTTTCATTAATTTTAAAGGTCAACCTATATTTTGGATGGAGCGAACTCCACTAAATGCCAAAGCAAAAAATGGTGATGGCGATGCCAAAGAAGAAATGGAGTTTGGTTATGCAAGAAGAGACGTTAAAAACATACCTACTGAATATAAGAAGGTTTTAGATAAGTTTTGCAAAATCTATGAAGACCTTCCTTATATGTGTTTTGATATGATGAAGTCAAAGGATGGTAAGGTTTATGTAATTGAATCAAACGCTCAACCTGGAGTACCTTTTGATAGTACAGTTGAAGCCTATAAAAAGATTTATGAAGATTTTTACGGAAAGCCAATTGATAAAGAATCAATGAAAAAACTTGATGAGTATTCTAAGACTATGATTGATAAAACTATTGAAAAAGATGGCGGCAAAAGATTTTCTGTAAAAAGTTAATCTAAATCTTTCAATTCTCAAATTTTTGTTTTATATTTGTACTGACAGTAATTTTACTGTTCTAAACGAAAGTATATATGGTTAAAGAAAATGTACCTAAAGATTTCTATATAACATCTGATACGTGGTTTGGAAGGCCACAAATTTTAGAAATAGCTAATCGCAGATCATTCAAAGATATTGATGATATGAATGATTCTCTTGTTCGTAATTGGAACAAAATAGTATCTAAAGATGATATTGTATTTCATTTAGGAAATTTTGCATGGGATCCTCATACTGCAAAAAGAATTCTAAAAAGGCTCAACGGAACAATCTATTTTATGATAGGTAATTCTGATGAGGCTCTTTTAGATGTTATTGAAGAATTTGATGATATAGAAATTTTAGAAGGTCAAATTATTGAACTTCCACAATTTGATTCTGTTATTTCACATTATCCTTTGGAGGTATGGAATGGAAAGGACAGTGGAACAATTCACTTCCATGGCCATACAGTATTTTCTCATGCAACTGATTTAAGAAAATCAAATCGCATTAATGTATGTTCCGATTTTTGGAACTATTCACCAATTAAATTTTCAACTATTAAAGATTTTATAAATGGCAAAAACTAAGACAACTAAGACTTACAAGGAACTGGCAATTGAATTCAAAAAGACACGATCTGAAAAAACTTACAATGAACTTTATCGCAAGATGAGACCAGGATTATGGAATTATGTAAATAACATAGTAAAAGATCCTGCTGTTGCCGATGATATTGTTTCTACTACACTTACAACGGTTTATCTTAAAATTGATCAATACGATGAATCATATCAGATAACTACATGGGCATATCGTATTGCTTACAATGAATGTATTGGGTGGATTAGATTTAGAAATAAAAAGGTGAGTATGAATGTATTTACCGATGCTGGCGTTGAACCTCAACCAACTGACTATGATATTTTTAAAGATGACCCATCTCTTAAAACTGATGATGAATTCTGGGAAGAGGAAAATACTTTAGTGGAACAAGTTAGATTAACACGTGAAGCTATTAATGCATTACCTCCAATGTATAAGAGATATATGGTTGAAAGATTCTTAAACCATAAATCATATAATGACATTTTAGATATTATGTTAGAGTATGAAAAAGGAATTAATTTACAAACTGTTAAGAATCGTATTTTTAGAGGGAGAAAAATAGTTAAAAAACAGTTAGAAGGTATGAGTCTCTTCTCTGAAGTTTAAATACATAAAAAAAATAAAGTTATGTACATCTACAAATTACTTAAGGAAATAAATCTTTGGCGAAAGGTTAGAAAGGTTGCCAAAGAAAATGAAAAATCATTAAACGAAAAAGGCTTCCGAGTAGACTGGGTAGGTAGAATCTACACTGTAATTAATCTACCTGAGGAAGTAATCAATCAACCCTTTTCTGAAGAAGGGTATGTATTGATGAAATTAAGAGAATTTGATCGCTTCTTTTTAGATATGGGTATTGCTGACGCTGTGGCGCCTGAAATGACAAAACTTGAAGATGCATCAGCATATCTCTTAGTTTTATCGCCAGATAGGGAATATAGTAAATGGTGGCCTTTCACTAAATCTATTCTTAGAACAGGTGGTGTTATTCTCTTATTAAGAATACTCTATGTTCTTCTTCCCATGGAAAAAGTTATTGAAGTATGGAACAAAACGATGAATCTGATATTTTAAACCAAGTTAATCAAATCGAACAAGTAGTACGTGACTTGGAAAAACAAAAGGAATCATTACAAGAAAATTGTAAACATTCCGAATCTCATGTTGCTTTTAATGAAACTAAAGACATGAGACTTTACTGTAAACAATGTAAGAAGGAATTAGGTTGGCCTACTAAAGAGCAACAAGATATCTTCTTAGGAACAAATAAAAAAGATGGCTACAGCTGAATCATTAACACAAACACAAACAATTAACGGAAAGAGGTATTATCTCATTGGAAAAAATAAGTACCCTTCAGTAACCACAATACTAGGATCTATGACAGATAGTTCTGGATTAGATAAGTGGAGAAAACGTGTAGGTGAAGAAGAAGCAGATCGCATTTCAAAGTTTTCTGCAAACCGTGGAACCGTTATGCATCAAATGATTGAGTACTTTTTAGGATCTGAATTAGATACACAAAAAGAAAGACTTTTAGAGGCACAGCAATTAATTATTGAATTTGCAAATGAACAAGGTTTTTCTGAGGAAGAACTTGAGGTAGGTAGAAAGCTATTTTATAGTTTCTATAATAATGGCTTATTTGATAAAATAAACCGAGTTGTAAGTATCGAGGAGACGCTGTACTCCCACCAGATGGGAGGGTACGCAGGTAGAGTGGATAATATTTACGAGAATGATGAAGCTCATCTACTCATCTTAGATTTTAAGACTAGCCGTAAACGCAAAAAGAAAGAGTGGATTGAAAACTACTTTATGCAAATTGCTGCATACTTTTTAGCATATTGGGAAATGAATGGCATCAAACCTAATGGAGGCGAAATATGGATAGGTGTTGAAAATGATGAACCTCAAATATTTGAAATTACATGGGAGGATATTCAAGAGTATGGTAAGAAGTTTCTTGGGATGGTTAAAGATTATCATAAACAGTACCCACTAACTGAGAATATATAAAAAAAGAATTCTTTAATGGCTATTAAGAAATTTAACGAATTTATATCAGAAGGTCTTGGTAATGTTAGACATAAAAAGGTCAAACATACCGAGGATATTGAGACTGATGATAAATCTAACGGTAAGTTAGAAAAAGAGGTTGAGGAATATCTTGATGATGTAGCCGAAGAATGTCCTAGATGTGGTGAACATATAGATGACTGTAAATGCCAAGAAGAAGATCCTTGGTCAACTAAAGTTTATCATCGTGTTCCTAAAGGAAAAGAACAAAAAAGTAAACCAAAACAAAAGTTTAGTAATGAATAAATTTAACAAATTTTTTGCGGATCATGGATCCAAGATTATTATTGCATTATTGATTTTAGGGTATTTTAAATCCTGTGGAGTTGATTCTGAACTTGAGAGAGTTAAAAAGGATGTAAGAAATCTTTCTACTGAAATTGATACACTAACCAATGAAGTTGTCAATAAAGAAGAAATGATTGAACTTATCAAAACAGTTCCTGCATGGAAGACCTTAAGAATCGAAGAAATTTCTGATAAGGAAAGAATCTCTATTAATGCATTAGAGGAAAAAGAAAATTAATGAATGGCTAATATCATACCAGGAGTACCAACACCTAGCGATCCATCTTGTGCTTTAACATACTGTGGAAGAATTATCGCACAGGTTGATTGCATTAAGTATATAATGCAAGGTACTACTGCATGCATTGATATTCAGTTTTTTGGAGCAGATGAAACTCCACTTAACTTAGATAACTTTTGCGATATTCAAGTACAACTATTTAATGAACTTGATTGTGTATTAGCAAATTTCTGGTGGCCTGATATTCCTTCAGGCTCTAAAGGATTTTATCTAGACATTTTACAGTATACCACCTCCAGTGGAACAATTGTAAATGAAGGTATGATAAGAATATGCCTAGACGCAGAATGTACAAAAACTTCACCCGGTAATATATTTGCAGAGATTCTTTTAACAGAGTGTTCTAATGTACCTAGCGGAGTGACAGGAGTTGGTCCTACTGGAGAGTTTCCAACAGGTACACAAGAGATATTCGGAATACCTTGCTTCCAGGTAGCAAAAATACTTGAATCCAAGATCCACAAGAATGGTGGAAATTCTGGCTGTGGCCATAGTGGATTTGTTACTGGAGTATATTAAAAAAGATCTATTATGAAAAATAAATTAGTACACTTTTTTATCATAGGAATATTTTGTAGCTTATACTTTTTGGTTGCTACAATTTCAATGATTAACTCCGTTGCTTTCTTTGACTTGGCTCATGATGGTGCTATGAGCTGGGCTTTGGCAATTGGGTTTGAATTAGGAGCAGCTGCATCATTAGCTGCAATTATTATTCTTGATAAAACTAATAAGACAATGGTGTGGGGATTATTTACCCTACTTACCGCATTTCAAATGATGGCAAACTCTTTTCATGCATTTGTCAATCTAGAAGACTATATGCCTTGGATTGAACTATTTGGTTTAGAAGAAGAGGAACCTATCTTTCAGAAAAGAATCTTATCTATAGTGAGTGGAGCAGTGTTACCTTTGGTTGCATTAGGATTTATTAAATCACTAGTTGATTATATTAGACCTGCGGAAATCTCACAAGAAAGCACACAAGAAAACCCTACATACTCTGATTCTGTTGAAGTAATGGAATCTCCGTCGCCTAAAGTAGATGAGGCTAAAATTGGTCATGTTACCGTTGAACCTCAAATTACAGAAAATCCTAGCATTGACGACGTGAAAGATTCGGAAGTTAGCGGAAGTAAGAAGAAGTTTATTTACAAACCATAAGGTAAATAGACAAGTTTTTGCTTATGGAAATTAAAAATATCTCAAGAGTATGCCAGCTAGAACATACGACGACGAAGTGTTTCGTGAAAAAAGAATTGTAAAAAATCCGATTAAATTTAAAATACCTCTTAATGAAGAACAGAAACTAGCAAAAGAAATAATTCTAAATAATACAATCACTTTATTGGCTGGTAAAGCCGGGAGTGGAAAAACAATGTTAGCCTGCCAGGTGGCTTTAGACGGTCTATTTAGAAGACATTATGAAAAAATAATCATTACAAGACCGACCGTCTCAAAAGAAGAAATTGGATTCTTACCTGGCGACCTTCATCAAAAAATGGATCCATGGGTACAGCCTATCTATCAAAACATGTACCTCTTATATGGAAAAGACAAAATTGATCCCTATATTCAAAGTGGTCAAATTGAAATTGTACCTGTATCGTTTATGAGAGGCCGTACCTTTCTTGATAGTTGTGTAATTGTTGATGAAGCGCAAAATGTGACTAATGAACAGATGGAAATGATTGTTACCCGTGTAGGTCTTCGTTCTAGAATGATTATATGTGGTGATGATGGTCAGGTCGATCTTAAAAATAAAAGTGATTCAGGTTTTAGATTTCTCTATAACTGTTCAAGAAAGGTAAAGAGCCTTTCTGCAATAACCTTAGTTGAAAATCATAGAGATCCTATTGTTGATGATCTTATTCAGATATATGAAGAAGAGAATTTAAGAAGAAGCGGTGGTAAATCTAATAAATAGATTAAATAAAACCCACAATGGAAATAAAAGAGCCTGAAGATTTATTTAAGCTCGAAGAATTTAGAAAGCTACCTTTATGGAAACAATTATGGATCCGACTAAAGGTGGCTTTCTTTATCTTTATTTCAGCGTGTTAAAAAAGAAAAAGATATGTTACTTAAAAAAGGTTCAAGGGGGAATGAGGTTAAAGAATTACAAGAATTCTTGGGTATCAAAGCAGATGGTGTTTTTGGTTCAGGAACTGAAGCAGCTGTCAAAAAATGGCAATCCAATAACGGCCTTGTTTCTGATGGGATTGTTGGCCCTGCCACTTGGGATGCTATGGGTATTGCTAGTACTGATGCTTCGGAAAAAGTTTATACAACAGAAAATGGGTTAATCATTAATCGTCACTTTATGCCTGTAGGTGAATATAAACAAGGCCCTATAAAAGCTGAATGGGTATTCTTACACCACACAGCAGGATGGCATAACCCCTATAATACAATTAACAACTGGGCAAAAGATACTAGAGGTGCTATTGCTACTGAATTTGTTTTAGGTGGTCCTTCAATAAAAGGAAATGATGATAAGTATGACGGTGTAATGGTACAAGCATTTCCTGAAGGAAATTATGGATGGCACTTAGGAAAGAATGGTTCTCAAACTATGCATAAGAATTCTGTTGCAATTGAAGTTTGTAACTTTGGTTATGTTGTAAACGGTAAGGCTTATCAAGGAACTACTGTCGCAGAATCCCAAATAGTTAAATTGGCAAAACCGTTTAGAGGACATTCTACATGGCATAGATACTCTGATGCTCAAATTGAGGCATTGCAAAAGTGGATTCTTTGGATTGGAGAAAGGGATGGAATTGACATTAGAGCTGGGCTTCCTGCCTTAATTAAAGAAAAAGGTGTTGATGCGTTTGAATGGAATGCAGATGCATACTATGGTAGAGTTAAAGGTACTTGGACTCATACAAATACTAGAAAAGATAAAGTTGACATGTTCCCTCAACAAGAGTTGATGGATATGTTAGTAAGTCTATAAAAAATAAAACAAAAATGGCTAAATACAATCCTACACAGGTAAGAGCTGATAAGCCTAAGGTTACTAGACCAGGCGTTCATGCAAAAACAAAAACATCTAAGAATAAGAAATCTAAACATTATAAGAAGTCTTATAGAGGACAAGGTAAATGAGTTATTTAATTGCAAACATACCCCCAATACAATGTTATGTAAGAAAGGAATATCTTTATGATTTTGAAAAAGGGCATGGAGAATATGAACCTTGTTATTGGATTAGTGTAAAGTCAATTAAAGGAAGGGCTCTTTATTTTGAATCTCTTTTAACAAATTATGGGGCAGTCTATGATAAGCTGCCCCTTTCTGCTTATGTATGGAAAACTGATATAGATAAAGAGAATCTTCTACCATTAGATTTTTTAGAGATATGGGACTCATTTTCATATAACATTACCGTATTAGAAAAGAGCACCCTTTCTGGATTAAATTGTAAGGTTTACATGAAGGATCGTAAACTCTATAATGGAAATTATATGTTTACAATTGATAGCTGCCACAGTGATGCCAATGAGCTTAATGTTTCTTTATCCCAAACACCAAATGAACATAAAAGCTTTAACATAATAAAACTAGATAATGGTCAGTTTGCAGCACAACCAAATAACCGAGTTCTTTTTTATGATCAATCATTAACTTCTACAGGAATTAAGATTCCTGATTTTAAAGTTTCAACTCATGAATTCTTTTGTGAAGATGGCTCAAAATGGTCAGCAGGAGATAGTGATGACTTCTTCTATGAAATAAAAGAAAAGTAAAATGGAAAAGTATATTTACAGAGCAAAATTAGAAAGAGTAGTTGACGGTGATACTGTTGATGCAATGATTGATGTTGGTTTTGATATTTGGATTAAGAGGAGAATCAGATTCAAAGGTATGAATGCGTGGGAAAGCCGTACAAGAAACCTCAAAGAAAAGGCTTTAGGTTTAGCAGCAAAATCTAGAGTTGAAGAACTCTTAACTGAGGTAAGTTCAAAACCAGGATTCTTTAGAATTAAATCTTATGGTGAAGGTAAATACGGCAGAGTACTTGCAGATCTTTTCGTTATGGATAAAGATGGAAATGTATTAAATGTTAATGAGACCCTTATTACCGAAGGCCATGCTCATGAATACGACGGTGGAAAGAAAAAGAAGTTTTCTTAAACCTTTTTAAGAAAATGTATATAATAAATGTAAAACAAAAAAAATCAAAACAATGAAAAACTTATTTACACTTTTACTCGTAGCATTAACATTTGTTGCATGTAAAAATAATCAAACCACAGAAGAAACCGTAACGGTAGAAGCTGACCCAGTAACTGTACAATTAACAGTCGTAAACAATACTGGAAAACCATTACCTACTCATGCTACATGGGGTGATAATGTTAAAGATCAAAAATATACTATTCCTGCTGGGGATACGTATGTAATGAAGTCTAATACACATAGTGCTGCAGGTACTGTGTTTATCATTCAGCCACAAGCTCCTGAAAATAAAGAAGGAACTGGTGTTTGCGACCCGGCAAATGGAGATGCTCAGCAAACTTATGGATTTTGGAATGGTGCTGCACATGTAACAGCCGACTGGGCAAAGAATGCCAGTAATCCAACCCCAGGAAATCACTACCCTGGTCAGAATTGGCAATTTAAAATTGATGTTGAAAATGCAGGTGATCCAATGAATGAAAAGGTTACTTTTTCAATTGCAGAAGAATGCCAAAACTAAATTGACAACCTGTCACTAGGTTAACATAAACCATGTCAATATTTGTAGAAACCGTGCTAAAATTAACTTTGGCACGGTTTTGTATATAATAATACTGTATAGGGGAAACCCTAAAATGTTTAACCAAAAAAATTTATAAACTATGTTTCTTACAACAAAATCATTCAAATCAATTTTTGACGATCCAATTTGGAAGGATCTTGAAAAGACCACTTCATCTTTTATTGACTATCGCTCAGAAAAAAATGAAGATGGGTATGTATTAGAGATGGCCGTTCCTGGTCTAGAAAAAAGTGATCTTTCAGTTAAGATCGTAAAAGGAAGACTAAATGTCAAATCAGAATCCGAAAACAAATGGGTTGGAGAATTTGATAAAACATTTATCTTGCCTGAAGAAGCTGATACTAAAAAAGTTAAAGCATCTGTTGAAAATGGAGTACTTAGTGTTAACATTCCACTTAAAAAAGATTCTGAAAGTATTATTGAGGTACTCTGAAACTAAGAAAAAGAATACCATATAATAATAAACAAATCATAATTATGGAAAACACTCAAGAGTTAAACCAAGGTCAAGCTGTAAATGTTTTGATTCAAGCCGCTCGTATTGCTCAGTCTAAAGGAGCCTTTAGTTTGGAAGATGCTGAATTAGTTGCAAAAGCTATTAGAGTTTTTGTACCACAGGAAGCTCAGACAGAAGGAGAGGATCCTGTAATTAATGAGGAAGAGCCCACAAATGAGGCTGTTCAACCGGTAATTGAAAAGGTACAGTAATCTTATATTGACCGATTAGAAAAGGGACCTTAAGGTCCCTTTTTTAGTTTAAAATATATAAAAAAAGAATGGTCAATGATACTTAGAAGAAGAGGGCATGGTAGGAGAGGAAAGATAATTGTATCTCCTCAATCTACGGCAAAACAATATACTCCTGTTAATTCAAATAGGCCAATTAAATCTAACCCACAACCTAGTCCTAATCATACAAAACATGAATGGGATGGTTCTATTATTGAAAACCTTATAGTAGTTGCATATTACACAGTTGGGACACCTTATGAAAAGGAAGCCGACACTCTTATTAAGTCTCTGAATAAGTTTAAGATTAAGCACGATGTTGTTGGGGTTCCTAATAAAGGAGGTTGGCAGGCTAATACTAGGTATAAGGCAACTTTTATGCTGGAGATGTTAGATAAACATAAGGATTACAATTTACTTTATGTTGATTGTGATGCAATTTTTTATACTTACCCAACATTATTCAGAAATTATAAGTGTGATATTGCAGTAAGATGGCAAGATTTTAGATGGAGAAAAAATGAATGTTTAAGTGGTACCATATTCATGACAAATAACCAGGTTAATAGAGAATTATGTAAAAGGTGGCAGCAAATAAATATTCAAGAAGGACCTAATGCTACTACCTTTGAACAATGGAATCTAGGATCTGTTATTGAAGCAATGGAAAAGGAAGGTAAACTTATTACAAAAAACTTACCCCCAGAGTATACGTTTATATTTGATAGTATGAAAAAAATATACCCAGATATAAATCCTGTAATAGAACACTTCCAAGCAAGTAGAAGATATAAAAAATTAGTATGAACAGATTAGCCGTTATTATCGTTAATAGAAATTGTCTTAATTACACTAAAAATCTTATGAAGAATCTTAGTGTACAAACAAATAGATCATTTGACATATTCTTAATTGATAATGCATCTACCGAACCAGGAACTGAAGAATTCCTTTCTCAGATTGAAGGTAACACTCCACATAGAGTCGTTAGGAACCGTCAGAATATTTCTTTAAATAAAATATGGAATCAATATGCATCAAATACTGCATATGATTTTGTATCACTCTTAAATAATGATATTGTCATTCCTGAAAATTTTATTGATGATACACTAAAAATATTTAATGAACAAAAATTAGTTACTTGTGTTATTCATGCAACTAATCATCCTAATTATTCCACAGTTAAATCCAAATTGGATTATGTTTTATTAGATCCTAAACAGAGAGTTAGACAAGGCTGGGATTTAACAATAAGAACTCATAATTGGATTAACATTCCACCATCTCTTCAATTTTATTGCGGAGATGATTTTATATATGAAATGATACGAAGAAAGAACTTAAGAATAGCTGTTGCATTAAGTTCTCCTATTATTCACTATCAAGGACAAACTAGAAAAAATAGTTCTAAGGAAGAAGATTCAAGAATTAGAAACATTGCACTGAAGGACATTAATGAGTATAAGAGACTAGGATATCCACATGTATGGGAACAGTTATCCCCTTATTCAAATGTGTTACCTACATTTAAAAACTTTACACATGAAAAATGAGAAGACGATCAATTAAAAAGATAACAGTAAATCCTAACAAGAATACTCCTAGTATTCCTCAAAACAGAGTAAGAGGTGTTGTTAGACCGGCTAATTCTAACTTACCTCGCCCAGAAAAAGATCCTGGTATTGAAAAAATGACTAGGCAAAGGTTTATTGAAAATATTAAAGCGACGGAACTCG